GTTCCACCTTGTTTCTCGTGCGGCTGCATCCAAATACCCAAGCGTCGTGGCTTCGATTTTAATTCCTTGCCTTCTCCTTGGGTTTTACGACGGTAGCTCATCGCTTTACCTCAATCGTGGCAGTAAGCTTAGGTTTTCGTTTCGGTATGTCGGGCTAATCCAGTCAGGTTCACCGCTGGCAGAGTCTAGCGTGAACTCCATTATGTCGTGGTCGGCCAGTGAAATTGAACCACTGTGGCTTTCGTAAACAGCATCCCGCCCTTGCGAGTGCGAGCTAATGAATTCCTCTGCTTTTTCTTTTGACGAAAAAATCCCGGGCGGCTCGGCTTCTCCTGCAATAATGGCTGAGACCAAAAACACCTTTTTCATTGTGATTCTACCTCAATCTCTGCTCTGGGCATATTCGACCAGTGCTTAGAAACTGTCACCTGCCAGATTTGCGAGTCGTCCCCATAGAGGACTTTATTCAGCCCGTCTTCAACCGACTTGAGACAATTCGAGGCGTCGGGCTTCTGCGTGTGCGGGTCGCCTTCTTTGAGCTTTTTCTGTCGGCTTTTGGGGATTGCAAAATAGAATCGAGTAACAGCCTTAAGCCCGCCAGAGAGTAAGCCCTCCAGATTGGCAGCGGACATCGCTTCTCTTGCGAAAGCTGCGACTTGGTTTTCATAAACAACCGTTCCCTTCGGCGTCATTTCGATTGTTGTCAGAAACTCAAAGTCTTTTGACCCGCACCGGCACTCATGCCTGACAGTCTTAGCCCCGCATCTGCGACAACGCTTCAGCGCGATATTGCGGGTTCTGGCTTTGCCGATAGGCTGACCGGGCACCGTGAAAGAGATTTTCAATTTCTGTCCCCCTGCTTGCCCAGGTCAACCCCGCAATCGGGACAGTATTTGTATGAAGAAAAGATTTGAGTTCCGCAAAACGTGCAATTCGTTCTTTCTACCCAAACCCAAGAGCCGCATTTCGTACAAAAGGCTGCTCCGGGAACAATTGGTGCGTCACAGTTGTCACAAGTCATTTTCCGTTGCTCCTGCGGGAGATGTATTCTGTGATGGCTTCCCGAATCAGCTTGCACGGAGACGCCCCGCGCTCTCCCAGCTTGCGCCTGGCGCGAGCCATTCTGGTCAGCCACTCGATGTGGTCTTGGGGGACTCCCCGGACTGTGATTCTACCGTCTGCGCTGCCCTTCATTGATGGACCTCGTCGCAGCAGCCAGCGGTTGCTTGAAGAATTAGCCTTCTGACTTCGTTGGCGATGGAGTTCATCTGCTGCTCGCGCAAGCATGACTCTGTGGCGGTTCTGGGCGGTGGAAGGCTATCTACGATTGTCCGAAGCGCGTCTCGAACACGAACCGCTGCTTCTTCTGCTTGTTCTTTTGGAGTTTTCATTACTCACCCCCGTTTCGCACCCGCCATAATACAGCGGTTTATATGGAGGCATCGGCATTTCAGCCGAGGGTCGGTTCACAGGCCAGGAGATTATCATTATCGGCCCTCACGCCTCGTTCTCGCTCGCCAGTTTGCCGGCCTTGCCTCCACGCAAGCCATCATAAAGCGTTTTCTGTGCTTGTCAAGGAAAAAGTGTGACATTTCTGAAGTTTTCTAGCCTCGTTGAAAACAAAGAAGATATGACAACTTTTAGCCGCTTGACAAACCCGAATTCGGGTATCATAGTGTGTCGGATGCCCGAACCTGTTCCCACGTTGTCTCTAGGCGATGTAAAAAAACTGGAATTTCAAGAGGACAACTACAGCATCGGGGCTGGTTTAATGACGCCGCAATCTTTAATGGTTATCGGAGGCCAGCCAAAGACGTACAAGTCTTTCCTGGTCGGCTCTATGGCTGTGGACCTGGTTCTTTCCAGGCCGCTTTGGGGCGTATTCCGTAAAGGAAAACACGAAGAGAAATTGTGGGCCTTTCCAATCACAAAGCCCCACAAAGTTCTCATTGTCGAACAAGAGCTTGGATTAGAAGAGCTTAAAAACCGATACTCTGCGCTTGACAATTCGTTGACGGGGCAAGACTTGGATACAGTTTGCAAAAACCTGTTCTTTCATTCTTGTGACTTTGAAATTGACCTTAAAAACGATGCAACAATCAAAGCGGTTGACAGGGCAATTGAAGAGGTCAAGCCAGACGTGATTGTGTTTGACCCCTTAAAAGATTGCAACTCGGCTGACGAAAACAGCAGTCAACAGATGGGCGTTGTGATGAAAAACCTGTCCCGAATTCGCCGCAGCTACAACCTGTCTGTAGTTTTGATTCATCATATGACAAAGCCTCAGCGGGATGTTGAGGCCGGGCCAGAGCATCTTCGAGGCTCCAGTGTTTTATTTGCATCTGGAGACACCTTCTTGACAGTCAAATCAAACCAGAAAAAGTACCAGAATCAGGTAGAAATAGAGTTCAAGCTGAGGCGCGGAAAGCCTATAACGCCCATCAAAGTCGTCGTTGATTGTGACCGTTTTGAGTGTCGGTTTAATGGCTGGGTTAGGGGCCGTCCGGAGGCGGGGGAATTATGAAAATCGTCTGGACAATTCCCCCAAGCCCAAGTCTCGCCCCGTCAACAAGATACGGCCAGGGGGAATTATGGCCGTTCTATATATATTTATTGGGAGAATTATAATTCCCCCAATTCTCCCAAGGAGGAAGTACGGTGCCAGAATCTCTGATGGATTTTTTCTCTACCAAGTACCGCGTCAAGCTCCGCCGAGACGAGTGCGGGGAGGTTGTCGCCAAGGGAAAGATTGGACAGATATACCAGCACTCGGAAACCAGGATGGGATTGATGTTGATGCCCGGAAAGCCCTTCGTCTGGTCAAACGCTAAAAAGAAGCTCTTGGCTGCAGGATTTGAAATTCATCAAGACGGAGACAGGGAAGGCTCGGCCCTGTTTAGCGCGGAAGATGGGGCGCAAGTTAAACTGGCCATGAAGCTGGCAAGGGTAAAAACGCGGCGCAAGGCATCCCCCGCACAGCTTGAGTCTTTGGCAAGGGCGCGTAGCGTTAAGCAAAGCGTTGTAGGAAGGGGGGACTAGGGCTTAAATTTCAATCGCTGGGGCATTGTTGGCACCACAGCACACCCAGTTTCCACATAAATCTAGACACTTTATGTACAACTGTTCTGTTTTCAGCAAGATGGCTATGGCCCTGACTCTTCCGGCCGGGCCTTCCTGATTTCCTTTTCGGCTTTCTTCATCCACGCATCACAGCTCTTCATGGCCTGGAGCCGTGCCTTAGAGACATCTTGGCCGGGTTCGGGGGCGTGCATGGACTCTATCCAGCTCCAGTCGTCTCCCCTGGCCGGGTCGGTCTGGTATCTGACCCAGACGGTCACCCGATACCGGACGTGAAACTGTTCAATCCGGCATCCGTAGCGTTTGGCTTTGCTCCAATCGGGCGGCGGGACTTCACGGGCGATGGCGGTCGGGTAAAACAGAAACAGAATCAGAAGCGAGAGCGACAAAGACTTGCGACACACTTTCTAAACCTCATTCAGCCTTAACTATCTGACCCGCCGCCATCCAAAGTCAAACGGTATTTTGATATGGCATCTCTAGCGCGGAATCTCTCCGGTAAGAAGCGCCGCCGCAGTCACAACCAGACACGCCAGAATCACCAGAAATACCAGAAAGCCGTAGGTGACGGTAATCGTGCGCTCGAAGGCTGAATGTTTCATTCTTCGGTCTCGCTTCGGGCGGGCAAGCGCAACTTCCGCTTTGGGGTTAGGCCAACAACACCATCAGCTATCATCCCCCAAAGTTCGCCCTTGATTTCCACGTCAGCCTCGCGCACCCCTTTTGCTCTTAGACGGTTCAACAGGTAGCCAATTTCAACTTCTGCCCCCGGCTCCCCCAGCGCGTCTAGGATTGCCTTCTTGAGAGCGGCCCTGCCCGTGCTATTCATCTCGTCTCCTCTCCGGCGCGGCGGCAATCAGGGCGGCGTTGGCCTCATGTCGGCGTGTCCTGTTCAGCTTCCACGGCCCCGGTGTGTAATTGCTCATTTCATCCTCCTTGCGCTCGCCGTGCTCCGGTGGAGCACGGAAAGCACTGGAATTGTAACTACTTGCTAGTCGCGCTCCTCGCTCCGCCAGGCAACCGGGCTTTTGTAGGCCGCATATGCTCGGCTCCACTGACATTGCCCAACGGAGCGGGGGCCGCGTCTAGCGTGCGGCCCCTTGCTCATCGTTTGTTTCGCAGAGCACTCCGCGTGCATTACGATGGACTTCGTTGAACCGGAAGAATCGGCTGACCGTCGCATGCTCCCCAGCCCGACCAGTTCGTGCTCCGGGGACTCGCGGGTAGGCTGACCGGAGGCGGACGTAGAATCCGTCTCTTTTGACTCGCGAGACCGTTCCGCCTCGGCCAGGAACAAAGCTAAAGTATTCGCCAATTTTGACAGGACTCATCGTCGTAGCCTTTCTCCGCGTTGTCGGGACGCGGCCCCCGATTGACTACACGATTGTTCGTCTTGGCGCGTCTCTCCCGGCCAAGCCCTCAGCTTCACACCAGAGACTTCACGAATAACCAGTCTGCGATGCGCCAGCTCGCCGTAAAGCGGTCCCTGCCAGTATCGCATGACCTCAACCGGAGGCTGCGTCTGAAAGGTCTTCAGGTGGCCGAGATAGCAAGACACTAGCGGCCCCGGAAGTACACTCCGAGCCGTCCGCAGGCCGCGCTCATTGATTACCAGGTCTATGTCCTGGTAGTTGTCCCCGCGTGAGGCGGACCCTACAAGGATAGCGTGCGGAGCAAGCGCCCTGAGTATCTGCCGAATTGAGTTGTTCTTGGGCATCTGGTTCTCTCGGTTATCCGTCTAGCTCTATCCGCCCCGCGACGGCCATCGCAGCAAGGGCAAACCCGGCTTCCACAAGTCCGCGCTCGCGGATGACGCGCTCAACCCCGTTGCGCTCTATGTCGGCCTGTACGCGGGCGTCACCGAAGGGTCGCGAGGCCGTGGTGAGCTTGTTCAGTTCATAAATCTCGGTTTTCATGGGTTAAACCTCTGCTTCTCTCTTTCGTATTCCTCACGAGCTACGGCCAACTGAGACCTTTCCGGCGCGAACTCTTTGGGCAAGTTGTCAGCCTCTTGAACTTGCTCGTGAAGCCACTGCCAATCATCTGTCCAGTTATCATGCCACGGGCCGAAAGTGCCAGCGCAAAGGCGTTCATCAAACAGGAACTTCAGCGCCGACTTCAGCATCTCATTCTCGCGCATGAAAGCGTTCATGCGGCATCGGTAGCACTCGCCCTCACACTCTCCGGCGGTGCAGATTGTGACTTGTCGTGTGCTCATGGCTCTAACCTCCCATGTATTCTTTGGCCGCAAGTGCCGGTATTCGCCACTTCGGAACTCCGCCGGACACCATACGTTCAACAATTGGCAGAATGTCCCGATGGTAGCTATTGAGTTCTGCCCACGCCTGTTGAATATTGCATCCTCGCCGAATGTCATCTTCCACTACTCACCGTGCGGCGGTTTGGGCTATCTGCCCCATGTGCCTCTTTCGCCGTGCAGCGATTTTGTCGTCTAGCGAAGCGTATCGCATGGCTCTAACCTCCCCGCAAGGGGCTTGCCGTAGCAAGCCCTCATATCGGTATCGCGGCAAATGGCATTCGCCCGCCATCTAACCCCCGGTAGGGGCTAGCCGCTGGACTCAGCCGTTCGGGAATACTTCGACTACACGGAACATGCACGGCCCGCCGTCGTAGGTGTGGACGGCGATATGGTGACCGCCTCGATAGATGTACTGGTCGGGGAAGGCCTGCAGAAGCGCGAAAAAGGCTTCCCAATAGGTCATCGTTGCGAGCGAGGCTTGCCAGCGAGTGCGGACAAAATCGGGATAAATCGTACCGATGGCATTGCGGACAGTTTCGGAGTTGAAATCAACAAGTTCCATCGGGCTGAGTTTCAGCATCCTCCTTGCCTTACGCGTCCTTCCGGTCTGATTGGGAGTGTTCATTAGCGTTACCTCCATCTGAGATTGAGATAGGGGGCTACGCCCACTTGACCGTTCTCCGTTGCCTAGCAGCCGTCAGGCTGTTAGCGTACTGACAGTTGCGCTTGTGAGGCTGCCGTTTAGCCAGCTTCCAATCGGTTAGTCGCGGCCCAGTCTGTACGGCGATTGCTGGCTCTTGGCAGTAGGCACACCGTCCCACTTGAAACGTGGAGCCGACTGGCAGGACACCCGACACTTGGACGGGTGCGCTGACGGCGGGCTCTTTGCGGGATTGATTGCGGCTCATCATGCCAAAGTACCATGCAAATGTCATACCAAACATGGAGCCTTTTTTTGCCTGTAAGTTATTGATTACAAAGGATGACATAAAACGTCAACAAGGAAAAATACAGAATCTAATAGATTTATTACAGATAATCATATGGCTTCTGTAAGCCCATGATAATAAAGGGAGTTTGCACGGACATCAGAATATGATAATCGGTATTCCTTGGGCTGTGACAAATAATGTCAGTGAAAGATTGCGTCTAGGATTGTATTCGGTCAGGGATGCAGATTGGAATACAGACTTGGATACAACATTGCATACAATCTGTCTCATTTCAAAGGGGGTCGGACTATGGCAAACGCTTGCGTGTGTCTTTTTGTGGACAGTGTGTGTCTTTTTGTACACAGTGGGTAAAATGGCGCAGTTGTGCCAAGGCGAACAAAAGGCGAAAGCTGCCGCAATGACGCACCGATTGTCTGTAAGTGTATGAATCTAAAGGCTGAGTCTGATAACATATTTTATGTTAACCTGAGATTGCAATCAAGATTGTATGCAGTATTGTATGCAATCTGTTGAGACCCGCCGGCTGGGCGCATTGGCGAGGGTGGGTTGACGGTATATGTGGAACCTTATCCGCCAAATTTCCCAATTTTCGGAATTCTGGTGTCAGATTATTACGGTGTTGTAATAAATTGCGTGTTCATTTTGAATGAACAGACAGACAGCATAGACAGAATCCCTGACAGATATTGACATATGCTGGTAAATTTATCCAGTTGCACTGTGACCAAAGCCGTGCTATTGTCTTGCTAGAACAAGACTCTCTCCTCGTTTCGGGCATGGGGCATGGCCTTCCCCCAAGGGTCGTGCCCCAGATAATTTCTGACAGAATCCCCATAAAATCAAATACTTAATATATTCTTGTGACGTTTTCCGTCACTTTGACTTGACAAATTACGGCATTGTGCCATATAACGTCATTGGTGTTTTACTGGTGGGTTTGTACAATTTGCGGCGATGACGGCTTTTCAGACGATTTGCGCCCATATTCCTGTCAAAAGTGCGGTTCTGTGGTCTTGAAACGCTACCCAAACAAAGACTGGGGAATTCTTGAAAACGACGAATTGCCGCGCTTTGAAGCCGTTGTATCACCCCGCTTCTCAGTCAGGATGAGATAAGGTGAATCTTGTCAAAGGTATATGTTCCTCTAAAGCTGTCGGAGTCTCCACGCGAGGTATCTTACCCGTATCCAGACCAGAGGTGTCCCTCTTGTGGCAGGACACTTGGGTTTGTGAACCTCTCTCCGACAGTGCTTTGTCGAGAAAGCATGTACGAGGGGAACAGTAAGTGCTGGCGGTGTATGGAGATGCAAGAACCCACATTTCTTGGGATAACCAGTCCAGACTTGATAAGAACTTGTATTCTTCCGGCACAGGTTGGAGAACCTAATGTGTGACAGACCGGACTGCCCAACCAAAGACCGTCCTGGCTCCAAATATCTCAAATGGAACAAAGACCCGTTTGTGACTGATAATCCGCTGTTTAACCCGGAACTGGACCAAATGCCGGACGGATACCATGCCAAGCCACAGCGTTTATGGGCTGCCAAGCCACAGAAAAAGCGTCTTGAGCCGCAGATTACCGAAGACCAATTAGACCAAATCAAGAAGCGGCGCAGAGAAGAATATCTCTCAATGCCCGAGCCGCGTCCCAATTATCATGACTGGCTGGCCCTGATGGACGAAGAAGACCGCTTCTGGGACGCCTTCTGGATACGCAAGACAGCATCATTTCCTTCTGACCGTCTGAAAGCCATATCGCAGATTAACGAAACCTCCAAGGCCAAGCCCAAGCAGTCTATTGAGCTGACTTCCCGAACCGAGAAGGTTGACATAGACGAATTACTGGTCAAGATTCTGCGAATCAAGGGGCGGACCGAAGAAGAGATTCAGTCTATTGTCGGCGATAAGCGGGTGGTTCAGTAATGGAACTAACTGCTCCAATCAAGCTGCAAATAGACCGTATGGCTTGGGAGAAAGACCCCCGGCTTTATTTCAAAGAGAATTTGCGCGTTCAAGACGAGCACGGCAAAATCGTGCCTCTTGTTCCCAATCCTCACCAGGACATTATTCTCAAAGAGATTCAGCGTCAGCGCGGCCTGGGAATCCCGGTAAGAATCATCATACTGAAGCCCCGCAAGACCGGCTCTTCTACTATCGGAGCTGCTGAAATATACCATTCCGTCCGGTTTCGCCCGGCAGATGCCAAGATTATTGCCCATGATATAGACACTACCCAGTATCTGTTCCGCATCTGCGACCGCTTTTACAAGCAGTCACCAACAGAAGAACAATTCGCCACAGAAGCCTCTAACCGGCGCGAGTTAATCTTCAAGCAAGGCGGGTCTATTACCATTGCTACCGCCGGAACAAAGACAGCGGGCCGCGGCTCGACGCCCCTGTATCTGTTATGCTCTGAGGCGGCTTATTACGAAAATGCCAAAGAAGTAATGAATTCCATGCTGAACGCGGTCCCCGATACGCCGGAATCGTGTGTGATTGTCGAGTCCACGGCCAACGGCATGGGTGGATATTTCTTTGAGATGTGGGATATGGCCAAGAAGGGCCAGTCTGCCTTTGTGCCTATTTTCTTGTCATGGAAAGACTTTCCCAAGTATTCTATGCCGGTTCCCGATTCTGCCCGATTCGAGCAGTCATTAACCCAGAAAGAAAAGCAATTAAGAGCCAAGTACCGCCTGAGTCTGGAACAACTCTACTGGCGCAGATGGGTTATCAATACCAAGCTGAAGGGTGATGAAGACCTGTTCTCCCAGGAGTTTCCGCTTGATGATATTACAGCATTTCTTACGTCTGGCCGTCCACGCTTTGACCGGGAAGCGATTATGTCGTGGCCGATTGAAGACCCGGTTCGTGGCTATCTGGAATATCGGGACACTTACGGCGACAAACAGATTGTCTTTGTTCCCAACAAAGAGGGCTGGTTACATGTCTGGAAGAGACCGCAGCCGGGAAGAGATTATCTTGCAGGGGCGGACGTTGCCGAAGGAATTGAGATTGCAGACGCCCCGGCTGACGATAGATACGATTATTCCTGCTCGGACATATTTGACCGACACACCGGGGAACAAGTTGCCCAGATACACGGCCATTTTGAGCCTGACGAATTCGGCAGACAGCTCAATATGCTTGGAAGATGGTACAATACAGCATTTATCGGTGTCGAACGAAACTCCAACGGATTGACGGTCATCAATGAATTAGAGCACCAGAAATATCCTGGACATAGAATCTATGCCCGCACCTACACCCCTGACGGCGGGCGCTTCTCAACGCCCCAGAAGGGCTGGCTGACGACTCCCGTAACCCGTCCCACGATGATTAACCATCTGGCCCAAAGCATCCGCGAGCGGGCGCTGATTATGCACAGCCGCGAGACCCAGCTTGAATGTCTGCAATTCATTATCAAGCCAAACGGCAGACCAGAAGCCCAGACGGGTTCCAAGGATGACCGCGTATTTTCTCTTTCTATTGCCAATGAAATGTTCCAGCACTCTCCTTCGGAAGCGCCCGGGGACGAACCGGAAAAGCGCGATGACTGGATGCCGTGGAAGACGACATCTCATCGGCCCGATAAATATGAAAGAATCTTGAGGCGATAATGGCCCTGTCCCAACTGAAGCTCACCACAGAAGAACGCGAAGAACTGAGACAGAAGATTCTCGATGACTGGACTCGGGATTCTTCAGACTTAAGACAGCGCGCTGAACGACAGGTCAGATGGATTCGTCTCTGGCGCTCGGCTTCTGAAGAACTTGACAAAGATGAGGGTTCTAATTTCCATATTCCGCTTGTCTTGTGGCAGATTCTTAACTTTGTCGCTAAGCTGATTTCAACCCTTTTCGGCCAAGACTCTGAGATTCTTGTTCTTCCCAGAGGAAAGACAGACATCAAGCGGGTTAATAAAGTCAAGCGCTGGATGAATTACAGAATCAAAGAGTCGTTACATCTGTTCAAGAAGTATTATGACTTTGCGGTATTAAAGTGCATCTTCGGCTCGGCCATTGCGTTTACTCCGTGGACTCGAAAGACCCGTCTTGTCAAGAAAACCGTAAAGAGAGAAGTCGAAGAAATTGTTGACGGTGTTGACCCCGTTACGGGATTTCCGGCGAGAATTCCGCAGCGGCGCACTGTTGAAGAAGAACAAGAAGTTGAAGTCGTTGACTTTGAGGGGCTTGACTTCAGGCCGGAGAACAATGAAGACTGGGTTGTTCCCGCCTCAGCCACTTCTCTTGACGATGCCGACCATTTTATCCGCCGCATCCAGCTTTCTGTCCCGGAGATTTTAGAGATGCGTGAAAGCGGAGACTTTGACGCAAGCCTGTGGAAGACCAATAAAGAGTTTACCGATGAATTGTACCGTCTGGCCAAGACGGGAAAGACCGATGCTGCCGGGGGAACCGACACCGGCCAGGCTGTCCGGCAAGAGAGAGCTGACCAGGCATCAACTCCCATTCATCCTCTTGGAGAAGAAAACAATCTTGTTTTCTACAACTGGTTCGGCAAGTTCCGCGTTGGCAAAGATGAGTTGCCAACAGACGTTGTTGCCTTTGTCTCTCCGCAGATGAACAGGTTGTTTGGCGTTGTGCGACGGATTGACAAATACCCTGACGGCAGGCTGCCATTTATCAAGACCGACCTGCTGCGCGACCCGAACAAGATGTGGGGCATCGGGTTTCCAGAAGTCCTGGAATCCATCAACCGTGAAATGGATGCTTTGCATAACATTGTCACCGATGCGGGAATGATAGGTGTCGGGCCGATGGTCGCCTACAAGCCGATGGCAGGCTTCAATGCTGAAAAGTTCCGCTATGAACCGTGGACGGCGATTCCGCTGAATGACCCCAAAAACGATATTGCTCTGGTTGGACCCGGACAGATTAACATTGCTTCTTACGCGACTCTGATGCCGCAACTTCTGGCGATGGCGGAGAGAATCTTCGGTCTGACCGAAACCCAGCTTGGCCGTCAATTCAGCGGCCCCAATGCCCCGCGCACTTACGGACAGCAGGCGTTATTGCAGGCCGAATCCAATCAGCGGCTTTTGCTGGACTTGATGCTGGAGCGGGAAGCCTTCAAGGAAGTTTTATCCAGGGTCTGGGAAGCCGACAAGCGCTGGCTGTCAAAGCCGCATTTCTTCAGAGTAACCGAAGAAGACCCCGGCGACGTTCTAACCGATGAAGACATGCAGGGCGACTACGACTTCGATATTACGCCGCCAACGGCCCTGGCCAACAAACAGCAGATGATTCAAGACTTGCTTCAAGCCTATGCCTTGACGCTGCAAAACCCCATAGCCATGCAGAATCCCGCGCTGATTTCTGAGATGCTGCGCAAGGTTTTGGAATCTCTGGGGCAAGATGACATTGCCATGCACGTTCCAGATGCCAGCCAGTTGCGTCCGCCTGAAAGTCCTGAGCAGGAAAACGTGCGACTCATACAAGGCGAAGACGTTGACCCCCATCCTCAGGATAACCATGTCCGGCATATTGCCGTTCACCAGAACACCAGAGACGAACTGGCGCGGATGCTTGAAGCTGTCCCGCAGATGTCGCAACTTATCGGCGGGGTCGGCGTCTTGGCGCGATTTGATTCTCACATTCAAGAACACGCTGCGGCCCAGCGCCAGCAGGGTGGCCCTCGCGCTCCCATGCAGTTTGGCGGCGGTGGAATGGGCCGGCCGCAACTTGCCGGAGGCGGACAAGGGCTTGATGTTGGCGGGCCATCTCCCAATCAAGGACAGGATTTACTGTCAGGAATTCTAAATCAAGGCGGGCTGAACATTGGCTAGGCAATTCAGCAAGGCACAAGTCGAAGAATTCTTTCAATCTCCTGTCTGGAAAGAAGTCTCTGAAAGAATCAGCGAATTGATTAACCATGCTGACAGCGAGCTTGAAATTGCCGACCCTTATGAGCATGGTGTTGCTGTTGGAAGGCGCAGGGCTTACCGGATTGTTCTGTCGTTTCCAGAGACCCTGGCAAAAGAGGCCAGTAACAAGAGTCCCTATTTATCCAGGCTGATGAAGGGCAAGTAATGGCTATTGTCACAAGAATCGGATTCTCAAAACTCATGCATGGAGGTATCAGAAAAATGGCCAAGGTCTATAAGAACCCCGGCGGCTCCAAGTCTGGAGCTGGCAAGAAGCAGTCGGGCGGCGGCAAGAAGGTGTTCAAGAACACCGCTCATGGAATCAAATAGGAGTTAATTGTGGCACACAACAAAGTTTACAAGGTCATGTCCGAATTTAAGCGCGGAAAGTTGAGGTCCGGCTCTGGTCGGAAGGTGGCTAGTCGTGACCAAGCTGTTGCCATCGCACTTTCAGAAGCCGGACTAAGCCGCAAGAAAATGAAGAAAAAGAATCCCCATGAACCCTTTGGCGAAAAGGGCGGGCGGGTTTTCAGCGCCTTGGGGAAGATTGGAATTCGGTAGGAGGAAAAATGGCAGAAGAAACACAGAACCCTAATCCCCAAACTACGCCAGCCACGGCTGAGCCACCCAAGCCCGACCTGTCAGCCGAACTGGAATCGCTTAAGTCTGCGCTTGAGCAAGAAAGGACAGAGCGTCAGAAGCTCTATGACTTAAATGTTGGCTATCAAGAGCGGCTTGGCCAGTTTCTTGCCCAGCAACAGAAGCCGACACAGCCTGCCGACCCCGACCCTTCGGGAGTATTTGACGACACTACCGCCAGGGGAATTGACGCTCGCGCCAGAAAGGTTGCCGAGCAGATTGCCTATCAGATGATTCACCGGGCGCAGCTTGTTCAAGAAGCTAGCGACCCTGAAGTTCAGAAAGAAGCGGCCGCTGAGTTTCAGCTTCTTAACCAGAACCCTGCCTATTCAGAATGGCCGCAAGAAGCCAAAGAAACCCTTGCTGTCAGAAACGCTCAGTTAAGGGTTGCCGCCAAGCGCCAGCAACAGCCCGCTGCTCCAGCCCAGCCAAACCAAGCGGGTCGCCAGGCGGTACAACAGACACAACTTCCCGGCACAAGCCGCGTGGAAGACACTCCCGGCCAGCCCAAGTCAGAAGACGAATGGACAAAGGAATGGATTGCCGAGAAGCGGGCTGACGCTTCTTACCGCAGGTTCTTCCAGGGCTTTTACGGAATCAGTCCCGACTCACCCGAAGCCGAGTCTCACTGGAAGGGCGCTGCCAAGAGAGCCTTCCAGGGAACAGCATTTGGCGGGGCCAGTGGAGTAGCGATTGAATTTCTATCGAGAGGACAAAAATAGCCATGTCAGAAGAAACGGTTAAGAAGGGACGAAATCCGCGTCACAAGCCGGACTGCAAGTGTCCGTTTTGCGGCGGGCCGCGTCCCAAGCGTCAGAAGAAGGCCGATGCTCCCGTGGTCGGGAAGTTCAAAGATGAACTTGACCGGAAACTTGACTACTTTCAGTACACGCTGGACCCGAAAGAAGCGGCTCTGTGGGAACACGACGAGTCGCTGTCTCCGCTTTACGTTCCTGCCGACGTTAAGCGCCGCTATCCCCATCTTGCGTGGCGCTGGGTGTCCCGCTACAAGCTGGACAACAAGGGAGACGGCTACAACGGCTGGCAGCTTTTCAAGGGCGACGTGAAGTATCCCGAAGGAATCCGGCGCGGCAACGACATGTTTCTTGCTGCCATGCCGAAAAAGATGGCCGAGTCTTACCGCCGCCGGGTTGCCGAGAGGTCAAGCTCAAACGTTCGAGACGTACAATACGGCCAGATTGCCAAGATGGAGCAAGCGGCCCGTCAGCTTCAGGCTCAGGGAATCGAAGCCGAAGTTATTGCTCCAGGATGCGACACAGCCAATCCAGGAACTCCTGGCTTTATTGTCGGTCAGCGTCCCAGGTTTGGCAAGGGCGGCGGATATACTCGCGGAGCTTCGCGGGAAGAGATGCGGGAACATCTGCAAAGGGAAGCCGAGGCACGCTCCAAGCGCCGGGTGTATATATTTATGGGCGGCAAGAAGTGACTGCGGTTATCTCGAATCGCGTCAAATGCCGGTTATGTTCAAGATTTCTGAGTCCCTTTGAAATTGTCAAAAGGGTGGGAATCTGCGGCAGATGTCTCGACAGACAGCTTGACAGGACTGCGCAAGCCAGAGAATACGCCAACTTCAGCGACAATTACTGTTTCTATTGTTTCGACTGCAAGGCTCCGTTGCCGCCTGGCGCTCTGGCCGTCAGGTATTGGGATAACGGTGCCAGTGAATATGCCTTAATTTGTCTCAAGTGTTCTGAAAGACGCTATGAAAGAGACCCCATATTCAGAGATACCGACAAGCCATATCAGAAACTAAAGCATCATGGTTAGCATATGATGATTTCGTGTAAAGAAGGTATCCGTGCAGGGAAAAACCCAAGACATAAAGCGGATTGTCGCTGTCCCTTTTGCGGCGGCCCTAGGGTTTCTAGCCCCCACAGCTTCTCAAGGTCTGATTTGTATATAAAAAACCTATCAGACGCAGAGCTTGGCTGGATAGCAGGAATAATAGATGGAGAGGGGTCAATCTGCCTCGTAAAAAACACTCGACAGGTAAGAATTTCTGTTGGCAACACAGATAAAAAGATGATAGACCGACTTCTGTTTCTTTGTGGTGGGTCGTGCTATGCGAGAACGCATCACAACCCAAAATATAAACCGTGCTGGACGTGGGTACTGTTTAAGCAAAATCAAGTCCTTTGGCTTTTAAACTGCATTATTCCACATCTTGTAACCAAAAAGGCAAAAGCCATGGATGGAATTCAAAGCATGTTAGACAGGTACACCGTTAGGGAACCAATTCCTTCTTGTGGTCAATATAAAGGCAAATACAGTCACATAATAATGGAAATTGGTCGAGGGAGAAGCTTTGCAGAAGTTGGTAGAATTCATGGTATTTCCAGAGAAAGAGTTCGTCAAATAGCGGTCCAGGCCAATATCCACCCTAGGGCCATATCAAAACATTCTTCGGCATAACAATTCTTTTCTTGACAGCATAAATAGACAGCTTGCTATGCTCTGCCCAGCAGACGGGTTTGTCTGCGCGGAATTATACGGAGGTATCATCCATGGCAACCAACGAAGACCGCCCTTTTGGCTTCCTTCCCGCAAGGCATTACGCTGGTGGGGCCGAAGTGGGCAGAGTTTGGATTAAAGCCGCAGCCGACGCTGTGGTGCTGGGCATCGGAGACCTGGTGAACCGCACCTCGGCGGTTGACACGGTTGCTCGGTCGGCGGCTGGCGGGCCGTTTCTGGGGGCATCGCTGAATTTTGGCGCTGCGTCAACGCTGACGAATCATTTTGTTCCCTACGCAGACGCGAGAACGGTGTTTGTGGCGCAAGAAGATTCAGACGGCGGAGCGATTGCGGCGGCGTCAGAAGGCTTGAACGCGACAATCATCGTTGCCGACGCCAACACGACCACGGGCCTTGCTCAGTCAGAAATTGATTCGAGTACCGTGGCAACGACATCCACTCTTGATGTCAGGCTGCTTGAGATTGCTCCCTATGCGAACAATGCACAGGGAACAAACGCCCGCTGGTTCGTTTACATCAACGACCTCAGCGAGTTCGACCTCAAGGCAGGAATCTAGTTGTAACGGGGGCTGCTTCGGTAGCCCCCACGTTCTTATACGGAGGATTTATAAATGGCAATCACCAACAGGCTGTCTTTCCCAGACTGGCTGACAACTGCCGCGCTGCCGTTCTTGAATGAAGCGGTTGACTACGGCCAGAAGCTCAGGCCGCGCTGGTACGAGCAAGTCTTCGACATGCGCTCGACCAATCGGCCTCACGAGCAATACACATCGTTTACCAAGTTCGGGCTGATGGTTGAAACCGATGAGGGCGCTCCGGTCACTTACGACTCCCCCATTCAGGGTTTCGACAAGACGCTGACGCCCCTTCAGTACGCTCTGGGGTATCAGGTCTCACGGCTGGCGTTTGACGATGACAGGCTGGGGCCGGTACGCAATCTGGCTCAAGGGCTTGGAGAATCAGACACCGAATCCCGAAACATCATCACCGCCGACATCTTCAATAACGGGTTCAATTCTTCGTTTACCGGCGCTGACGGCGTTGAATTGTTCTCGACGGCACACTTGCGGGAAGACGGTGTAACTTTCCGCAACGAGCTGGCGACGTCGGCTGACTTCTCGATTACTTCGCTTCGCACGGCCCAGATTGACTTTGCCAACTTCCGCGACGGGCGCGGCAAGCGGCAAATGCTGGTTCCGGCGAAGATTCTCATTCCTCCCGACCTGGAATGGGATGTCAGGGAAGTTCTTCAGTCCCAGCTCCGTCCCGATACAGCGAACAATGCAACCAACGCGTTCCGCGTGGACAGCTACAACACCGCCGGGATGCAGATAATCGTCTGCCACTATCTGACGGACACTGATGCATGGTTCCTGCTGGCAGATAAGTCGCAGCTCAGCCCCTATCCGCTTGTGTTCCTGGAACGCGAGGCTTTCAACACCATGAACGATGTTGATTTTGACACGCGAACCCTGAAACACGCGGCGTGGACAAGGTACGACACCGATTGGACAAATAACGGATCGGGGATGTTTGGAAGCTCCGGTGCTTAGAATCAGAAACTTGACTCTTAAGCACGAAGCGTGGTCAATTACCTTTCCCGGCCAACTGCGGTTGACGGGACGGCTTGGGGGCTGAGCCGGAATCAGCCCACTCATACCGAGGTATCATAAATGGCAAATACTGGAATTACGCATCTTTCGCAGCTTGCAATCCAGGAGACGGTCAGCGGTGCCGACAAGCCGCGAGACCGCCAGCTTTTAACGGTTTCTTATGTGGCCAAGGCTAACGCCGAAGTTGTGGACAGCGCGTTTTTTATTGCGCAGCGTCCGTGGCGGGTTGCGGCGGTTCGGGAGATACACTCGACGGCTGGAACCGATGCCGGGACACTTACAGCAGAAGTCAACAAATGCACCGGAACAGAAACCCCTTCTACTGGAACGGCTGTTCATACTGCCAATGAATTTAACCTGAAGGCCACAGTAAACACTGTCCAAGTAGGAACTCTTGCAACGGGGTCGGTGCTGGAACTGGCCGTTGGAGACCGCCTGGCTGTGGACATTGTGGGCGTAACCACAGCTTCGGCTGGAGTCTGCATTTCCGTTGACTTGATTCCTGTCTAAGAGGCCCAATGTCTTGGACTGGAAAATGCAATTCTTGTGGCCGCTGTTGCCAGACGTTTGTTCCTGACGGCAGCGGCTATATTGTTTTGAACTGTGAGAATCTGGAGATTCTGAATGTTCCCGGCCAATCCCAAGCAACCCGCTGCAAGGTCTGGGACAAGCGCTGGGCCGGGATGCCGATTAAGCTCATGCACATGGGGCGTTATGTTGCCGACAGTAAATGCATTCCGCAGTATCCCCGCCCACAAGACGCGGTTCCCGATTGTTGCAGCTACGAGTGGTCGGGGCCAAGATTTCAGAAGCCGCCCTATAACATCGGGCGAGGACCGACATTAGTTCCCCACGAGGTTTAATTCATGGCAAACACTGTAAACATCAACCAGACAGTCTGGGACGGAACGAAGGGTTCAATTCATTACGTTCTGTCTTCAGACGGGACAGCTCTGACAGATACCGTCTTGGTTGACATTTCCGCCTTGTCTCCAGCTCCAGCCAGCATCAAAATCCGCTCGCTGGATGTCATTATGAACGGCAACTTCTCGCTGATTTTCGAGATGGACGCAACCACCGACCAGGAAGTCGAGCGGCTGGTCAGCCATACCGATGCTACCCACGTCTTTATCCGCGATTATACCGATGCGCCAAACGGCGGCAAGCCTGCCAATGACAAGGCTGCGGCAGGGTTTACGGGAGACTTGTTGCTGACAAGTTCTGGTTTAGCCAATCTGGACAGCTTTAATATATTCTGTGTCTTCTACAAGGACTCTTAGCCATGCCTCAAGTCTCAATCAAGAGTTTTTACCTCGAAGACCCCGCGTGGCCTCCGGCGGCTCCTGCGTCCAGGGTTCCGGTTACTGACCCATACGGTATTCGATTCCAGCGTTCAAGGGTCAGGTCTAATGTGGGGCGCAGGATGCATCGGATGATTGCAGTCATAGAAGCATTGTGGGTGTATCTTGGTAGGATACAAGTTTTTCTTCTTAAACGACCCCAACTGGCCTCCGCCCGCCGCCGGTAATCCGCCGGGTCCGGGCAGCCTTTTGTTGCTAGGCGTTGGCAGAATGTTCTTCTTTGTGTCGCTTGGAAAAGAGTTAATGGAGTGGATATGGACTTTCATCTAAACTGGCCCGGAATCTTTATCGCGGCGTTTATCGCCATCGCCCTGATGAAGACCGTTCAACGAATTGAGTGGTGGTATTACAGTCGGCATCGCAAGCCCGACACGCCGGTACATTCTTCTGTGGCTGAGGTCGGCCTTGTCCAGAACTCGGCTGTAACCGCTGCGTGCGAGAAGTGCCATCTGCCGACAAAGACTTATTATACTTATGCAGACGGAGCAGTCTGGTGCCCTACATGCAGGGAGTTTGAAAATGACAACGATTAAACAGCTTCTCGACAGACTTGCTGCGCTTGGACACTTCTTGCCCGACAGCGAGCGCGGGACGATTATTCTGCCGCCAAACTCTACAGGCACCGAAGTTGACACTGTTACGCTGGCGTCCAAGGACAGAGAACTCATCGTTGTTGCCGGAGACGGGGCCGCTGCCGAGATTGCGGGTGTTACCAACACCCAGCCAGCCCACACCGAATACGGGATGGTTACTCGTCCCATTCAGCGCAAAGACGGCGAAACGCTCACCACGGCCAATTTAGGAATTGATGGCGTCTTTACTCAGACGTTTCAAGACGGTTCTCAAGACGGCATCATGTGGGTGGAGGCGACGGCCAGGGCGGATGTTGCCTCGGCTACCGATGGATTCATTATCCAGGAATCCGACGACTCGGCTGACGCGAACTTTACCCGTACCGTAGCGGCGGCTTCGGTTTCTGCCAACACCACAACCACGATTATTGCTCCCATTCGTGCCCGCTACTGGCGCGTTCAATACACCAATGGCGGCACTGGCCAGGCGAGTTTTCGTCTTGCGGCAACTGCGACCACGCTTCCGTCGGCTCACGTTCTTGACTACGATACAGGAACTGGCACTCAGAATGTTCCGCTTACCGGAATTGCGTTGCCTGCTTCCGGCGGAGCCGTGGCGGGTGGGACTAATACCAATCCTGTCCAAGTTGGAGATGCTGGTGGGTCGCTGACAGTAGATGGCACAGTTTCGGCAAACCTTAACGCAGGAACCAACAACATCGGAGATGTGGATATTGCCTCTCCGCTGGGCGCTGGAACCGAAGCTGCGGCGGTTAGAGTCACCGTGGCGACCGATTCAACCGGCGTTCTCTCCGTTGATGACAATGGCGGGTCGCTGACAGTAGATGGCACAGTGACAGCCAACGCTGGCACTGGCACCTTCAACGTCCAGGTTGCCGCTGAGACAGCCAACAAAATAGAAGTTCAAGGCGACGTTGCCCATGATGCTGCGGCGGCTGGCAACCCTGTTCAACTAGGTGTCAGAGCCAACCAGAACGAACCGACGGCCGTTGCTGATGCCGATATCAGCTATGTCTGGGGCGACCAGCAGGGCCGAATTGTTGTTGTCCAGAACTTCCCTGCAAATGTGGCGGTTGACAGCACGCACGGGCCAAGAGTTGTCAATATCACGACTACGGGAGACAACGCCATCGTTGCTGCCCCTGGGGCCGGACAGAGCATTTACGTCACCAACATCTTTCTCTCTAACGACGGCACGTCCAAGGTCACTTGCAACGTCAAGGACGGAACGACGACCCGGATGACTGCGAACATGGCTGCTGACGGCGGCGGCGTAAATAGAGACTTCAATCCCCCGTGGAAGTTGACAGCGAATACAGCCCTGAACGCGGCCCTTTCTGCTACGGGCGATGTAGATGTTAACGTTCACTACTTTGTGGCTCCATAATGCAATACGAGCGCCATCCGATTCAAGACAGTCCGCCCTGGCCTCTAGAAGCGCGCATTCGCTGGCTAGAACTGCATCTTGCTATGTTGTGGGATGAGGTCTGGTGGCATCAGCTTCCATTCTGGAAGAGATGGTGGTACTTGTCACAAGGATTTCACAGCCCGATTCAGAAGTTCTACGAAATAAACGATGGCCACTAAGACCTATTATCTCGCTAACGCGACGAGCGACTCCTGGCAGCGACTTGTTGACGGAACGCCTCAAACGGCAGCTACCATCGTCGGCGGATGGGTCGTTGGCACCGGCGCTACTAATCATTCTGAGTTCCAGCAAGGCGTTGAGCGGGCCGCTAGCACCTTTGTTAATACCACGCCTCCTGACGGTACGTTAGATACGACACTGTTCGATGCCTTCCGGTCGGAGAGCGCCCTGAGTGGAGATTTCGCCTCAGCCGACTGGACTTTCTCGTTTGCTCTGCGGGCTGTTACTAACGCATCGGGCCAAGACCTTCGCATCCGGTTTCGTATAATCAAAGCTGATGCGGACGGCTCGAATGCTACTGAGATTACGTCAGGCCAGCAACAGGGGAGCGAAATCGTCAACCTTACAACGACCGCAGATGGCGTATCAAGTCTAACCTTCAACCCGGGGGCGTTCTCGCTCAGTAACCAGTATCTATTTATTCAAATTGCCTGCGAGAGAACTGGCGCGGCGACCATGACGAATGCCGATGCAAACTTCCGTACCGGGTCGAGCGGCCCGGCAGGCACGCACATCATTACGTCTGATTTCACAGGGCCAACAGGTCCAGCGGCAGGACTCAGAACTCTGTCGCTAACCAGTGCGGGGATTTAGGATGGCGGCTGAAGCCAATCAACCCGTTGACGGATGGCGTCGAGCCTTCCTGCATTTTACGGGCTTTGCGGGAGGAACAAACGCTTTTCTTTATTTCATGTTCTATGCGGGAATTTCGTGGAGCAACGCTTACTGGCTTGTGCTGCCCATTGGAGCGCTCTATATCAGCATTGAGGAAATTACCTCAACCATCTGCCGCGACCAGCAATGGCTGAAGGCGGTGATTGACTGGTGCTTTAAGACAGGCGGCGTGGCATCATCTCTGGCACTTGCACCCCTATGGTATCGGCAATGAACTGGCTGGACAGAGCGATTGCTAAAATGTTGCTCAAGCGCGGTGGAAAGATTATTCAGAGGAAAATGGAGGAACCTGAGATGAAAAGCTGGCAGACAACACTGGCGGGAGTTTTCACTATTCTTGCGGCGGTATCAAGCGCTGGTCTGGCCCTGGTGGACGGCAATCCGGCCACTTCGCCGGACTGGGGAGTATTGATTGCCGCTATCACGGCAGGATACGGACTGATTAAAGCGCGAGACCAAGCACAGCATAACAAAGACAAAGCCAACGGAGAATAGCTCACATGGAGACCGTTCAAGTTCCAGGTCAGATTCTCAATATGCTGGGAACGGCGCTTGTTGTTATCTATCTTATTGTCAAAGAGTTGCGCGAGCGCAAGGCAAACGGAGACAAGTCCAACCACCCCGATACATGGCTGAGGTCTGAGGTTGCTTCTATGAAGGGAACAAGTGATGCCAGATGGGAAGAACAGCGGCGCTTTAACGCTAGAATAGAAGAACACATCAAGAAGCTCTACGACAAGATGGAGGGCCGACATGGACGAGAATGAACAGGCCGCCGCGATTGCCGACAGCTTCATTAAAATGGCCTGGGAACTGGGATATTTCAGCGTTGTTATGATGGTTCCGTTCAAGGACCAGGGCACTCCGCCGATTGTGGCACTGGCCTACAAGTCCGATGACATTTGGGATGCCATCCGGCTGGTGGTTGACAAATACGAAGAAGCGGAACAAAAAGGCAGGGTGCTTCATGTCCATTCAGGCGGCAAGGCCAACTGATATGCATGTGCTTGCGGCGTCTTATTTGTCGCTCGTCATCGGGAATTTACTGGATGTGGTTTCAACCGTTCTGGGCATGGCCTATGTTCCTGGAGCCATTGAATCCAATCCGCTGATGAGAGACCCCAATACGCTGAAATTCGTTTTTTGGCAAGGGATTGCCATTAAGTCTATGGGGATTCTGCTGTTTGCGGCCCCGCTGACTGCGTTGATTTACATTTCAACCCGCAACGCCCTGCTGTCTGTGATTCATGTCTGGTGGATGACGTATGTTATCATGCAGGTCTGGGCAAAGAATATGATTTACGTTGTAATGACACAGGCTTTCTGAGGGTAACTATATCCAGCGCTACCAGAATAACGTCCAGCTTTCCAGCGGACAAGCCATTGCCAGCCCGACCGTAACTGTCAGGGTTGCGGCAGACCCCCCTGCCAGCGGCGCTCTGGCGACAATTTACAGCGACAACGGAGTAACGTCCATCGCCAATCCGCTGATCGGAGACGCTCGCGGCAATTTCTTCTTCTATGTTGCGGACGGAAGATACGATATTACCGTCAGTGGCGGGACACCAGCCATTACCGCGACCACGATTGCCGACGTTGAGATTTCAGATGTTACGTCCCAGGTTACGGCAGACGACTTGTGGCAAATTGACCAGGCCAGAATCAATGACCAGTTGCAGTTCGGGGCCGATATTGTTCTCTCTCGCGGCGCTGCAAACCGGCTGGATTTGGCGTCTGGAGACTCGCTTGCTCTAGATACAATACTTCTTGACCAAACCAATAGAGACATCTCTCTATCCAGGGGTGCGGCAAACCGGCTCGACCTGGCAACTGGCGACAAGTTCTACGCCCAAAACATCAATGAAGTGCGGTTTGCCAATCACTTTGCTGGTGCGGATGCCGGGGCGAAGATTTCCGCAGCCATCACCGACCTGCCAGCAACCGGCGGAACCGTGGACGCTCGTGGGCTGGAAGGCGCTGCGCAAGTCATCTCTTCGGGGCTGACGCTCGGCTCGGCAACGAAACCCGTTACACTGCTTCTTGGGGCGGCAACCTACGAGCTTCAGGCTGGGATTACGGTGCCCAGAGCTTCGCGCATCATCGGCCTCGGGCGGGACGCGACCAAGCTACAAATCAACTATGCCGGTTCCGGCATCACGCTAGGCGGGGCGCTCGTGTACCTGACAGGGTTTGAGCTTAATCGAAAGTCTGGCTTTGCCGGAGTCATTCCAGCGTCTATCAGCGGGGACGGAGCGCACCAGCTTGTCATTGACCGAATAATTGTCGGCGGAGCTAACACAGCCGACATTGACTTAGACAACTTCTTCAACACCGAGGTCAGAAATTGCATCTTCACCGCTCGCGCCGCGCAATCGGGAATCGCCATTCGGACTCGCGGAACCGGTGCAGCCTCGACAACGCTTCGAGTTTACAGCAACGAGTTCAACAACTACAATCGGGCGGTAGAACTCACCAACACCTTCGGCACGGACATCTGGGGGAACATCGGAGTCGGAAATAATCGGCTGGTGTACTACTTGGGAGGAATCGAAGGGCACGTTGCGGGCGGCAACTGGGCCGAAAGTTCCGGCGTAGCCTCTACCTTCGCTTACGAGTTAGCTGAGGTAGCGGGAAACAAGCCGACAGTCGTTCACTACGGAACTCGTCTAAGCGGGACTCCTGTGACGGGACTGGTGACGTTTTCTGGTGCAGCGACTCAGCGCGAATTTCTTGACCAGTCCGTCAGCGGACAGGCGCGCGCGCGAGTTTATAACAGCGCCAACCAGTCAATCTCGAACGTAACGTGGACGGCGCTCACTTTTGACTCAGAATCATTTGATACCGGCGCGCTTCACAGCACGGCATCCAACACAAGCCGCCTGACCGTTCCGTGGGCTGGCAAGTGGCGATTCTGGGTGCAGGTGCAATGGGATGCTGCGGCGGGGAGTCGCGGCCTAAGAATTCTCAAAAACGGAGCAACCGTTGAAGCGCTTGCCGAATATGTTGCCGCTCCGGCAACCACGTTCAGCCCGCCGATGCTGATGGTAACTCTCGACTTGGCGGCTAGCGATTACTGTGAGGCGCTGGTGTTTCAGGATTCTGGAGCGGCGGTGAACGTTCTGGCTGGAAGAGCAAGCACCTATTTCGCGGCGGAGTATATGGGGATATAGTCACACTGAGACTGGATACTTAAAAGGGTAAAATCCTAATGGCAATTGTTGTTAGCGGTTCAACTCCAGCGGCAAGCACCACGTCGTCTCAGGGCAGAGATGCCGGAGAGATTCTGGAAACGTTTGTCCGTGAGTGCGGCGACCACCCTCCCGATGGCGTTCTTGCTCTGCGCTGGCTTAATGACCGCTACCGTCAAGTCTGGTCGGCGGTGCCGTGGAACTTTGCCCGTCAGTCCGATGAATTGCCAACAGTTGCTCCCATTGAGTCTGATTCTGTCACCGTAACCAACGGCTCGGCTACGGTCACGGAGACAACCAGCGACAATAAGTGGACTTCTGCGGTTGTGGGGCGCCACTTCAGGCGCGGAACCGACAACGAGTTCTATGAAATAACAGCTTATGCCAACAACAATCCAGACACCATCACGCTGGCAGACAACTATATCGGTGCAACGGGGACATCGGCGGCTTATTCCATCTTTCAGTACATCTATTCTCTGAACGATGAAGTCGGCCGGCTTGAGCAGGTTTACGACCTCAGCCACAACCGCGAGCTGATTCCCGTCAACATCACATGGATTAACACAGCGTTTGCAAGCCGATTGACCGAAGGAACGCCTCAATACTGGGCGCAAATCGGGGCCGATTCCAATGCGATTCAGCGGATTGCGCTTTATCCCGTTCCAGACGATGAGTATTTAATCCAGTACAAATACGTCCAAGAAGCGCCGTATATCACCGGCGGAGCTGCCAGGCTTGTGCCCCAAGTTTTCCAATCGCTGCTCAAGCACGGATGGATGGCCGACTATTGGAACTGGCGCATGGCAATGGACGATAAATCGGGCAATGAAATCAATCTGTCCCAATATCACGAGGGCTTGTTTAATCTTGAGTTGAATCAGATGGTTGCAAGAGAGATGCAGAATGAGCCGCCACAGAGAATTAAGCCCGCAGCTCGGTATATACGCCATCGGGCGCTGCGCTCAAGCCGCTTCTCAAGGCACGGCTCGGATGAATTGCCATGACCGGAGAGGCGTTGCTTCTGTTTTTGTTTCTGTTGTGTGTTCTCGGCGTCTGGCTGATAGCCAATGCCGATAAGTTTGACGATTTGGAGTAGTTGATGGCAACCGTGGAACAGTACATGACACACGCCCGTAATTACTTCAAGCTGAATTCCACCTATGCGGCGGCTGAAGAAGTGCGCATGGCCAACGCTGTCAATGAAATCGTCGTCAAAGCTCATCGCTGGCACTGGAATATAGCGGCAGGGGCCGACGTGGCGCTGTCCACGCCGACACAGACTTATACCATAGACGCTGCCGACCAGAATAGGGTGCTTTATATTCAAGAGGCTTATCTGAATACGGCGGGCGGGGACGCAACGCCCCGACTGCTGGTTGATGGAAGAGACATTCTGCCCGTAACAACGGTAACGGCCAGACCGATTGCAGCAGGACTTATCAGCGGAACCCAGATTCGTTTCTGGCCCGCTCCCGATGCAAGCTATACTCTGAAGTGGCGCTATCACAAACGTCCTACAGTGTTTACAGCTAATTCGGAAAGCTGGGATGTTCCAGGGGCACTGGATTCTGTCATCAAGCGTGGAATGATTTGGCAGCTTGCGGAGTATAAAGACGATACGCGGGCAGAAGCGTTCAAGCAAGAGTTTTACAATGAACTGAACCAGTTGATTTCGTCGGAGAGAATGACAAACCAGAGGACACGGTAATGCCCTTTTCAAATTCTGACAGCCTGACAGCGACCAACCTGAACAATATGCTCAGGGGACTCTATCGGGACAATACCACCCGCACCGTCACAGGGACAACCGATGAAACCCAGATGGCGGCTCTGTCGGTAACGGGTGGAACGATTACCGAAACGGGTGGATTGCTGATTTTTGCAGCGGGGACGATTACCAACTCTGCTGGTGGAGCGAAGACGGTTCGCCTGAAGTTGGGGGCGACAACCGTGGGCACGGTTTCAAGAACCGGGGCTAATGCCCAGGACTGGTTCTTTCTGGCTCAAGTCTCAAATACAGCAAACAACGCACAGCGCTGGAGCGTCTTATTCTCAACAACAGACGCCACAACGACTTCGTTCGACTACACAACCTCGGCCATAGACACGGCCAGCAATGCAACGCTGGAAGTAACAGGACAACTCGCAAACGGGTCAGATTCTATTACTCAGACGATGTTTAACGTATTTGTTTCACAGATAACATAAATGCCGACTCGCAACCAGCAAAAACTGACAACGGCATCTATCGTGCCAGGGGTGCGGCTCGACCTCAACCCGTTTGCCCAGCGAGCTGGAACTGCACGCCTTTTGCGCAACTGGATATACGAGCGTGGGCGCTTGATGCGCAAGCCGTTTTCACCGCTCTTTCAGACAAAAGCCGCTACCGCCACTGGACGAGTTTGGGATGAGATAGACTTCAGATTTCACCGCGCCGGCTCGCCGGAATCTCAGTTTCTAGTCGTCCGCTCTGACGGCAGAATCTATCGCCGCAACGGTGGGGGCGGAGAGCTTGAGATATTCCCCGGAGCTACAACGTTTTCTGTCTTAAATGCCCGGCCCAAGACTGTTCAGCTGGGCAATCGCATCATGTTTTCCGACCGCTCGACAGCATATATTTATGACGGACGCACATTCCGGCGCTGGGGTATTCCCAGGGAAGCCTCGGCCATGACAACACCTTCTGTGGTTGCCGGGCCTGGGATTACCGCCGCCAACGGTGTCAACGCGACATTTACATGGGTTGTTTTAGATGAAGCCGGAAACCGAGTCCATGAATCAAGCCGGTCGAATCCTAGCGCCCTTTCTGCGGCGCTCAGTAATCAGAAAGCCAGACTCAGCATCGCGGCGTTTACCATTCCGTCTGGATATGGCATCACGCACTGGTCTGGTTATATGTCTGAACTGAACGCTTCGGGAGTCAGAAGGCGCGCCAATACAACTCGAATCACCACAACAACATTTGACGTTGATGCGTTTCCGGCGGCAACTCTGCCACGCGAGCCGCTTCGCAATGACCCGCCTGGAGCCTCGCTGGTTATGGGCCAGTGGCGGCATCGCATTGCTATGCGGGACGAATCCAACAAAAACCGCATGTGGTTTACCTCGTTCGGAGAGGTTAAGGCGACCAATGCCGGGTCTCCCGAAGAGTCGGTTAGCGGCAGGGGCGATGATTCTGTCTCTGATTTGGTCAACGAATTCCTTTATCCCGACTCTGAAATCAGGCTGATTGCAGAGCACGCCAATCTGTTAATTGTCCACACCGAGCGCAACGGTTACGGCATTATCGGCTCGGCTGGAGTACTGGACAATCTGGGAACTCGCGGCCTGTCTAACGAGCACTTCATCAACGAGGGAGCCGCCGGGCCTCATGCAGGAACGACAACGCCGTTCGGCTGGGCTTGGATGACCCCCGGCAGGCTGATTAGGCTGTATCTTGGCGGGCAGCAAGTCCTTGACATCGGCCAGCCCATTCAGCCGCAACTGGACACGATTCCTGAAGGAGATTTATTTGATGTAACATTTTTCTGGTGGGACGGCAGAGGACGCAAGCAGCTTTATGTCTGCTGTCCTTGCGCGGATTCAGACAATTTAAGCGGAACGGCATCATGGCGTGCTTTTGTCTATGACTTTGACTTGGGCAGCGAACCTGACAGACCGGGGGAATGGAGCGAATTAACCGACCATGAATATACCGTAGTCAAGAGCTATATGGACGGAGACGAGCGCTTTCTGGTCGGCGGAGACACCAGCGGAGACGTTTATCAGCTTGACGTAATTGCCGACCCCGCGCACTTGAATTCTTCGGCTATTCTTGGAAAGACGTATCTTGGCTCAACTGTGCAAAACAATCCTCTCGCGACGATGCGAACGGGGCTGATTGAGCCGTCAGAAGGCCGCAATTCGGTGGGCGAATATCTGGCCATTGTGCGCGGCTCTCAAGACGGCCCGTCAACAACCATTGGCACAAATCCGACCGTCTCAATGGCTGCCGACCCCATTGACCCTGACGCCGACCCAGGAATCTCGCTGACACTCGGCTCGGCCAGAGATAGCGGAGAATTTCACGCATGGCTGGCAGCAGAGAGCGGCGGAGACCCTGGCGGATGTCTTGCCAAGCAGTTTCAGTTTGAGTTAGAGTATCCCGCTGGGGCCAATAAAACGACTGACGCCAACGGCAGGGAAACCGTTAATGTCGAGGCCATCTACAAGATGAGCTTTGCGTGGCGTCCCGATGCGGACATCAAGGACGAATAATGGCCATTGGCCTGTCATTTGACGAAATTAGCAAGCTGGCGCTGGAACGGGCCAACGTTTCGGTTGACCCTTTACCTACACCGCCTGCCGCTCCTGACAATTTTACGGTTACAGCCAGAAATCTGGGGTTTCTGTTGCAATGGAGCCGGGTATCAGGCGTTGACGGCTACCAGATTGTTGTCTCGGCCAATGAAGACCGCTCGTCTCCCATTACCATTCTGAACGCGCCAGGAGAGAACAACAACGAATACTTCTACTCTACCGGACACGTTGCGGTAACGCGCCACTTCTGGATTCAGTCTTACAAGGGCAGCAGCTTTTCAGAATTTACATCTCCGTCTTCAGGGACAACGCCTCAGTCTGAAGCGCAGTTTTCTTTTCCGAACAATACAACATTTAACGGTACGGAGACGACCCTGGCGACAATTAACCTGACTTCTAATGGAGGAACCGTTAGAGTGGACGGCGGGGTTGTGACCGGAGTTCCCGGAGGCGTCGGAGCCAAGACCATTACAGTCAGAATCCGCAGAGATGGAACCGAGATTCGTTCTTTGAATGGAGCCGCTCCAGACGATGCTGCCGGAGACGCCAACCAGTACATTCTAATGGCCTATGAGTCTTTGGCGGCTGGAACTTACGCCTATACACTGACCGCAAGAAATACCACCGACAATTCAACCATCAACGCGGGCAGTATCCAGCTTCTTGGGGCTGAGATTCCGCTGTTGCTTGAGGCTGCTTCTGCATCACCGCCGACACCGCCGCCGACTCCACCCAACCCCCAGACTTATCCGACTGGGCCGGAGATGCCGTATCCGAGGTATTAATGGAAGATATCAGACCTCTTAAACCGGAAGATTATAACGACGCGCTGGCGCTGTTGCAGAGACGGGCTTCATGGATGAGCGTTCCCCCCATGTCGTCTCTAATCGGCAAGTTCAGAGACGGCCAACTGGTTGCGCTGATTGGGTTTCAACGCCCGCCAGTAGTCGAGTGTCTGGTCTCTGAATCGGGCGGAGAAGATGCCAGAGACTTGATTCTCTGGCTGGACGGGGCATTGTCCCATGAACAAAAATACTATTTCTTCATATCAAATACTGAATTTCAGGAGTTTGTCGAGAAGCGATACAATGATGTGTTGGAGTCGTTTGAAGGGAAGCTGTACACCAGAATAAGGAAGTGAATTATGGGCAAGCCCCATGGCCAGACTGAGGCTTTTGAAGCATCTAAGCAGGCAACCCGCGAGTCTCAAGAACGCGCTGCCATGCAGAAGCAGATATTCCGGCAGATTCAGCCCTTTGCGACCATGTTGATGGGGCTGGGGATTGACCCTGCCCAATTCATGCAGTCGCCGCTCGGACAGGGCTTGCTGTCGCAGATGCGCGGCGGAATCAGCGATTCATTTCAAGGCGCTCGCCAGAATCTTATTGAGAATCTCGGAGCAACAGGATTCCAGGGGTCAGGAGTCGGCTTCGGGCCGCTTGCCAATCTGTTTGGACAAGAAGCACAGGCACAATCTCAACTGTTCCAGCAATTACCGCAGATTGGGCTTAATCTTGGCCTACAGGGGGCTAATATCTTGCAGGGCCAGCAAGGGGTATTTGACCCGCTTGGGTTCGCTCAGACAGGCATCCAGGGCTTTAACCAACTCCAGCAAGGCCAGTTGCTCAAGAACATCTTGGGTGCTGCTGGTATGGCACTTGGCGGGCCGCTTGGAGGGGCGCTTGGCTCAAATCTCCTGGGTGGGGCGTCCGCCGGAACAGGGTCAACAATTGGAGGACTTTCCTCTGGGCTTCCAATAGCAGGATAACATGGGAATTCCATCAAGCCGTTTACAGTCTCCGCTATTCCAGGCAACGCCCTCGCTGGGCATGGGCCAGCAATTCGGCGGCAATCCGTTTCAAATGCCCCAAGGCCAGCAGCCGACTCCTTTTGGTGATATGTTTTCAGCACCGCAGGCTGTAGCGCGCCTCAGCCAGCCGGAGATTGAAGCCTTGCGAGCAACGATGTTCGGCAATCTTCAACAGCGGTTTGAGTCCGTTGGTCGCGGCCCACAGATGCCGTTTCCGAGGTTCTTGTAATGGCTGAAACAAAAAAGAAATCACTTGCGCGTCGTCTGCTTGACCCTGAAGAAATGACGACCACAACCCTGACCCTGCGCGAGACACCAGAAACTACTATTCCTGTTGGCCCAGACTTCAGCGAACAGGTCACGCTTCCCGCCCAGAGCCGCATCGAGCCGGTTTCACTGACCGCTCGCGGCCAATCTCCGCTTATTGCTGGAATTGCCGACTTTCTGACCGCTTTTGGCGCAGGCCCGGAAGCCGCCCAGCGTCAACAGGCGATGCGCCGTCAGATTACAGCAGAAGACTTACAGCGTCAGGTTGAAGCGGCAGAAGCACCAATGCGTGCCAAAATACAAGAAATGCAGTTTCTTCAGGCTCAAACAAGCCTTGCCAAGAGCACGGCGCCCCAATACATGCAAATTGGCCAAAATGAATGGGGATTTGTAAATCCTCTGACGGGCAGCGTAGAGCCTCGCAAGGTATCTAACGCAAAAGAAGCCGCACAATTTATTCAAGAAGGCTTGCTCAATATCCAGAATGAACAGATACGCGGCGCAGCCACGGGCGCTGCCAACGCAATGCTTTCTACCAACAACATTAGCGGTGCCGTTGACGTTCTAAATAAAGCAATTTCCCAAGACTCTTCAGAGCGCCGAGCTTCTATGCGAACCAACAACGAAGCAGCGGCGTTTCGGCAAATGATTGCGCAGGGAAATCTCTCCATGAGACAGCGAGAGTTTGCGGCTCGCTATCTTGGCATTGACTCTCGAACGGGCCAGCCAATTCCCGGGGCTGCGCTTGACGAACACGGAAACCCCATTGGATTTATTCCGTTTAGAACCACGGGGCCAACCTCAACGTCCAGGGCGCGAGCCGAATTTGCGGGAGCCTTAGCCAAGAAGGTTCCAGGAATCAAAGAGTCTATTGTCAGGCTTGGCAAGGCCGGAAAGCTCGGTCCTATTGCGGGTCGCTACGAAGACTTTATGGCTGGCACGATTGGACTCGGAGACCCAGACTTTGCTCGACTCAGAGCACAAATGAGCCTGCTTGAAACTGGTCTAATGGTTCCTCACGTTGGCGCTCGCGGCGGAGTCAATCTCATCGAGCGATTCAAGGCCATCTTTAACTTTCGAGGGGCAACCCCCGAAATGCTGATAGCTGTTGTTGATGAAGCGGAACAATTCTTGCACGGATATGCCACGGACTTACGCAAGATGCCTCCCAATACATTTACTCCTGAATTTGGCTTGGGACAAGCAAGGCCCATCGTGGACGAAGACGACTTGTTTGGTGAGCGGTAATGGCCAACGGACAACATAAAAGAACAGTTGACGTAAGAACCAAAGAAGGAATTATTGTCCCCAATGTTCCAGTGGGCATTAGCAAGGCTGAATTTGAAAAGATGAAGCGTGCTGTCATTGGAGAGCAGAGTCCCAAGTCTATTAGTCTACTGCCATCAGACGCCGCCCCTGACCTGAGAAGTTCTATTGGCCGCGCCGGAGAGTCGTTTTTTAAGGGAACACTGGGCGTCAGCGGACCGGCAGAAGCCATACAAAACGCAGCCGAATCTATTCGTCTGGCCAGAGAAAACCCCAAAGAAGCCATGTCCTTGGTCAAGGAGCTTGGCGCTGGACTTGCCGGTGGAATCGCAGAGCCCGTGGCAAGAACTTTTACATCGGCAACTCTTCCAGGACTATTAACTGGCGTTAAGCCAGCAAGCATGGCAGAAGCAACGGCCCTTGTCGGCGGAAGGCAATTTGAGGAGGCTTTTGGGGCCGCTCGGGGAGGAAAAGCCCCAGAAGCTCTCGGCTCTGCGATGGCTGGGCTTGTTAATGCGGGACTATTCTTTCTGCCGTTTAAGGCAAGGTTTTCTCCTGAGGCAAGGTCTAGCCTTCGCGCTCTAGAAAAGGGTGAATTCGAGCTTGCCACAGGAACTAAAGTTGCGGCCACTCCCGGTATGTTGCGTGGCGGGAAGGTGGCTGTTGTAGAAGAGCTGGTTTCAAGAAGTCCGCTTGGTGGTGGAATGACTCGACTTCGAGAACGGGCCATGATAAACGTTCAGAACGAAATGGCCAACATCATCAAGGCAGAAGGGGCCGGGGCAAACAGGTTTATCGCTCGTGCATCTCAAGACCCGGGGGCTGCGGCAGAGGCGGTGGGCGGTGCCCTGCGCAGAGCGTCCAGCAAGACGTTCTATGAGCCACTTGACAGAATAGTGTCGGCCAAGGGTGCCCCGCAAGCCATTCTTGACAACGTAACAGAAGTTGCCTCTAGGTGGTCAGAAAAAATAGCCAGACACGAATTCTCTACTCCAGACGTTAAGTCTTCGGTGCGCTCAGCTGTAGAGAATCTATCTGGTGGAAGGGTTGCTCCTGAAATCAGGGCGCTGGTCGAGCGCGGCGCTGAAGTTCAAACTCAACTCACCGCCCCTGTTGGGTTTTCTACTATCGAAGGTACGCTGAGCGACCTTAAGGCCATTCTCAGAAAGCCAGGACTCAGTAATACCGACAAAAAAATTCTCGGAGACCTGACGCGAGAGCTTGACGTGGCTTCTATTGAAACCGTGCGGGCCATTGGCGGCGAGCCGCTTGTCAATACGCTGATTCAGGGCCGAGCAATGACAGCGCACGGGGCAGCGCTAGAAGAAGTTGGAAGACAGCTTCGACCGATATTCATGGAAGAGTTTTCTCCACGGCGAGGCTTCAGGGGCCGTCCTGCCCAAATTAAAGCCCAAGAGCTTGAGGAGGCACTACACAATCTTGGCATGAGGCCAGCGCAATTTGTTGGTGAGGCTGAAAAATTCAGCCAGCTGGAAAGAGCAATCCAAAGCGGCGTCGGCAGGGAAGCCTTCAAAGAGGGTGCATCTCTAATTATGAACATGCACCGAACTGGAAACATTGCAGCCGCACACTTCGGGTTTCTGGCTGAAATTGCTACGGTTGGAGCTGTTGCGCTTGGCGGTATTTCTTATGGGATTCCCGGAGCCATTGTGGGCGGGGCCAGCCTTCCCGTCGGCGTCTGGATTGTTTCCAGAGCCATGCGCAACCCCTCTACTTTCCGCCTTGTCAGGCGCTATCTGACCACAGCACCCGGCAGTACTGCATTTACACAGACAGGAACGCGCCTGGTCAGAGAGGTTATGGAACAGGAAGAGAAAATATCGCTTACCCTTAAAAAAGAAGAGCCTCGTCCCGAACAACTCCAAATCAAGGTCAAGCCATGACTCCTGACTCCTCAATGTCCTTTGTTGAAGTTCTCATTCTCGGAGTTTTCGGTGTTCAGTTGGCTCTTTTCTGGAGCCAGTCGTCAATTAAAGAGAGGCTGTCAGCCATTGAAAAGAGCGTTGAATTACTTAAAACAAACGACTTGCACTCCCTGGAAGAAAAAACAGACAACTTGCGGGAAGAGTTTAACAAGCTGAGAACGTGGGTCTTGGAGAGGCAGGGATAAGCCCTACCAAATATCATCAAAAGCCCCCTCCTTGGCCAGCCTTCTCATTTCTTTCTTCCACTTTGGCCCATGGTGTTCGGTCTCATCGCAAGTTGCAATGTGAGCCATTTCGTGAAGCAAGTGCTGTCTCAGACCGTTGGGGTACCGTCTGTGTTTATAAGTCACTGTAATTTTGGGCTTGGCAATCTCCGGGTGCGACAGTGAGTCTGCAACCTTCTTCCACTTGCGGAACTTGCGACCCTTGCCAATCTTGATTTTGACTTTAGGCGGCAGCTTGGAATCAAAGTATTTGACGTTATAGAAGCCGTACCAGTTGTAGAGCCAGGTGATGATGTCTGAATCTTTCATGGCAATTCCATCTGTTCGGGCTTCTTCTCAAACAGCGTCGGCTGCGCCTCGACTAGCGCGATGCGCTCTTCGGCAATCTTGGCTCTACGTCTGTGATAACTCTTCCACCCATAAGTGGCGGTTTTCTTGTGGCACTCAATACAAAGCGTTTTCCCGTTGCCAAGGAGGTAGCGAAGATGCGGGTATCCCTTATACGGCTTGATGTGATGCGCCTGAAGCCTTCCACCCTTTACGCCACACCTACGGCAAGTCCATTTGTCCCGCTCAAAGACCGCCTTCCTCCATGCAATGTCAAAGACGCTGCCGTGCTTGTTGCGTTTGGAGCGAAGGTGTGCGCTTCGTGGTTTCCTGCCTCTATTGGCCTGCAATCTGGCAATGGCCTTCTCGTCGGCGCTGGCCCGACACGAGAAAGAGCAGAATCGGCGACTGTAATGGCCGTTGTAAGAACTTGGCTTTTTGCAGAATCCACAAATGAAAGTTCGACAAGCAACGCATACTTTCTGTGCCCCACTTACAGGGGAAAAACCACCACGACACTTACGACAAATCTTCGGCGAATAGTTCATCTTGTTCGGCACGCTTCTCGAATAACGATGGCTGCATTTCTACTATTTCAATTCTTTTGCGGGCGATTTCACAGTACTCCGGCGAAATCTCGAATCCGAGAAAATGCCGCCCCAACTTCTTCGCAGCGACCGCCGTCGTGCCAGAGCCGAGGAATGGGTCAAGGACGGTTTCCCCATGCACAAATGAGAGGCACCATACCATGAGCGCAACTGGCTTCTGAGTAGGATGGGCGGGCTTTTCGTATGCTCCCAAACCTGCATCTATCGCCTTAGAGCTTCCTGCGAAAACGTAACGGAACGCGAATACGCCTTGCCGTCCTTTGAGAAACGCAAGTTCGGCATCAGAGAGGAATGTTCCGAATGCCCTGTCGTTGCGTTTTAACCACACCAATGCCCCGCCGGCTGGAAGGCGCGACCAGAAGTGGTTGGCTCCCCAGATGACAACCTCGTTGAACCGAAGAAAAGGCCCCGGATCAAATTCAGATTCATCGCCAATTACGGCGTCATAGGATGAACCGCTCCCACGTCGCGTGTTCCCACCAGAAAAGCGTGTGTAATCAGTGTTGCATCTCATTCCATAGGGCGGGTCGGTAATCACCGCATCCACGCAGCCGTCGGGCAACGCCTTCATCAATTCCAGGCAGTCGCCGCAGACCACGGTGCAGCACTCATACGGCCCGATTTTTCGCCCGCAGCCCTTCAAGCCCACTTTACATAATTCCTAACTGCCAGAGCAGCAAAGACAATGCAAATTGCGGCCAAGTCCCACATTCCCAGGCTTATCGAGTAAATAACCCAAACAGCCTCTCCGGAAAGCGTGTATAAAAACGCAGAGCGCTGTCTGTTTCCAATCTTCCAGAGTCCGACAACAATTAAAACATTTCCAATCCATCCCATATCAACACTCCCAGCGCTGCCCTTGGGGGTCAAGCCAGGGCAACGCATTGGGACCTCTCGTCCCCTTTCACAGAGTTAGATTGGCTGTCAAAGACAGCGCTGGAAGCATTGACACAGCGGCCTCCGGCCAGGGGGTTTACCTCCCACCGGGGTATATGCCGGACTTGATGGGGCCACCGTACCCCGTATGGTCGCGGGTTGCTCCCCAGCATTTCCCGCTCTGATTAAGACAGTGGCCCCGCAACCTCTTATTTCTTTTTCCCGCGTTTCTTCCACAATCTCCACGCACTAGCAATGTCCGGCAGTGCTTTAACAAGAAGCTCTGCCGTGCGAGCGCAACACTCCGAAAGCTGAGAATGGGTCATAACAAAGATGTATTGGCCGTGGTCTTTATTGACCTCACAGCTTGGCTCAAACCTGGAGCGTACACGAACTGCGGTAAGTTCGATTGCTTCGTGTAGAAAAACGTCAACCAAATCTCCCCATGGCTGGTCGGCTCCAAGGGAGATAACTGGAAATCCTCCGCTAGATGGAACGCAAGAAAAACTACCGTCTCTGCCGTCTTTCAGCAGTATTTCGCAACGCTCCCATCCTATTTCATATATGCCAACCGTCTTAGTCAATCTGTCCTCCCTGTATTGATGGCGGAGTCGGCATCTCAGCCCGAGGCTTCTTTGCGGCTCGATACAGATTCATTGATTGACCGCGAAGCGTGTCAATGTCATCCGCTCTGCACGGCTCCTCCGCCATCAACAACCTGATTATCTGCGCCGGAATTCTCCACCGAAAATGCAGATTCCAACAGTCTCCGCTTGTACCATTCTGGGCATCCGGCGGTAGAGGCTCTTAGAATATGCGGCAGCGCAAATTCAAAGAGTTTTTCCTTAATGAACTCTGATTCTTCTTCTTGAATATCCCTTTGGATTTCCTTGAGAAGCGGGCCGATGTCCTGGGGGGCATTTTGCAACGCGCCCCGCTCGCGTAGATGCTGAACTCCCTTTTCCCAGCGCTTCTCGTTCTTTAGTACGGCAATAAGGCGGCCAATAACGTCTCCGGTTGTGAGGTTATCTGCCTTCCATTGCTTGCTGTGGGTTTCCTTGAAGTCCTCACGAACAAACTTGCCCATCAGCGCCTTCTTGTCAAGGCCGAAGCGGGAGTAATTCTTGACAACAATTCCCTCAACCTTCTGTCCGCCAAGAACAGACTCTCGTTCTAAAAAGGAAAGCAATTGTTCCGGTGTTTTTACTTGGCCGCTAAAAACCACCGGAACGACTTCCATGCCCAAACGCTCAGCCTCAAACTCCTTTGCGTCTCGGTCAAGATAAACCTCATCGCCCGTATTAACATCGAACAGAATCACGTTGCGGAGCGGAACTCGCTGGTAGGCCAAGACATTATGCTTGGGCTTGGCTAGATATTCTCCTCGATAGACCCACCCATCGCGCAGCAGGTCGGCAATCTCCAGAACAGAATTAACGGCTGCCTTAAACATCTTCTTTGGTGAATTCGCAAAGATTTCAGCGCCACGCGAACGAAACAGAAGTTGTCCGTTTATCTTAGCAAAAGAAAACTGGCTTCCATCAACCTTCTCTTCAACCAACACGGGGTCTAGAAACAGTTCGGCTATGGCCCGATGTCCGATATTGTAAACCTTTGGATAGCTATGCAGATTCATGCGACCATCCTTTCCCGCCTCCCCCGGTGGGACATAAACCCCGCCCGCCGCGAGGCGATTACATTGGGGCCATCCGTTGACGTTTCAGGGGGTTGAGCCAGCCTCGGCCCGTCATTAACGGACAGCCCCAATCTCTTGGTATTCTTTTGCCTTGGTGTGACGCTTCCACGTTTCCATGTGTTCCAGACAAAATGACAGGTCAAGAAATAAATGGTCTTCTTTGTAGATGATTCTGATTCTGGCCGCTGCCGGCTTCTCACAGACAACGCAGCAGACCCCATCGGTTGACCTTGCCGAGTCAGACTCCAGCCATCTCCAGCGTTCGATTTCTTCACAGGCTGGAACCTTTGCGTAAAGCGCCACCCCCATACCCCAGACCCTTTGTGACGCGCATCTCAGGCATTGCCAGACATCGAGCGGGGCAGAATCTTCCCAATAATATCCTGCCAGCTCAAACCGCTGATGAGACCAGCAATGACGGCAAAAGAGAAGGGGATGGTAGCTCATAGAATCTTCTTGATTGATTTCTTCTGGATTTGATGTTCACAGACATAAAAATATCTGGAGTCTTCAAGCCTGCCAATTATCCGGTGTGCCGACTCGTGAGAGACTCTCCAAACACAGTTGGTGCCGCATGTCCATGTGTCGTTTGGAGATTCCCATTCAAAAAGATAAACCGTCTTCCCACGCCACCGGTCCCATGCACGCCCTGGAAGCACCGCCCAAGCTGGAGGCTTTTTTCCACAGTGTTGCGGGAACTTCTTGGCTTTTGTAAACCGTGTGACGTATAGTCCCATGTCAGTTTTCAGCAGAAACCGCCTTGGGCTTGATAGCGTTCAGCAGCTTGACGGTGGTATTGACGTATGCTCGCGCCGACTCAGTTAGAACGTCTTCGGGAATATTATACAGTTTGAATTGCTCGCTGTTGCGAATCAGGTCTTTAACAACCGGAAGCGCCAGGTTGAACTTGTCAATCCGCGTGCCCTGTTTCTTGAAGATTTCTGCGAAGACCTCGATATTGACAATCAGCGCGTAAATGGCCTCAAAGACGTCCGGGCCGGGAACAACCTGTCCGGCTGTCTGTGCCACGGGCTTGGCAATGGCAATGACATTCAAGAGGTATTTTCCCACTGTTTTCGGTTTACCGAGAAAGCTCATTAGGTCTCCTTTGACGGTTTGATGAAATTTGTTTATCCTGGGTTGCTTTAATCAAGAAATCCCGTATCGTTAAATTTATGCTGGCGCTCTTGGGGGCTTAGGAATCCCACCCTTTTCCCGGCCCCCTTTGTCACCAAAAGCCATGCTATTGATTCCATCTCGCCAATCGTTGGCCCCAGCTTGTAGTCATATTTCGTACAATCTTTAACTACTCCAGCTACGGTCATTCCCACCCAAGAGCAATAGACGTGGATTCTCCCAGAGTCTCCGCGCTGGATAACACCATTCCGACAAGACTCGCATAGAGTTTTGAGTCCCTCGCGCTTAATAATGCCCAAGGTTATTCCTCCAATCTCCAGCGATAAAGATATAGCTTCAACGTCTTCTGCATCTGCCGAGTCTTCGCTACTTCATATTGCAGCGTTGCAACTTCGCGCTCAACGGAGCGGGCAAAGACGTGGACTTCGCCCCACAGCTTAAGGCCCAGGATGATGACCATGCCCATTAAGATGTAGTCAAAGATGCGGGATTTCATTGCTGATTCTTCTCCAGTTTCTCTGCGTCTTTCAATGCCTTTTCTGGGGTCAGCCGCAAGCGTGGGCTGGGGATATTGCCAGACGCCCATCCACGCCAATAGATTCGACCGTTCTTTTCTTCTGACAGCGCAATCGGGCCTTGAATGACGTTGATGCTCATTGTTTGTTGACCCCGGCGAGGGCGGCTTCGGCCTTAACAATGACGGCATGTTCGACAATAGTATTTGGATGGATTTTCAAGTCTCGCTCCATCAAGTCAACCGTCATGGACAGCAGAGTGCGCAGCGCCTCCGCCAGCCGGTCGCGCTGGCTCTGAAGTGCTGCGCCCCTCTCCCGCGCCTCGTCGCGCTCTTGGGCAGCATCTCGATGTCGAGAACGGGCATCGCAAACTACGCAGTACAACACCTCGCCGGTTTCTGCGGAGGCCGTCCAAGCTGAATAGCCACACTGAGCGCATGGCCGTGATTGAGCTTTTCGCTTGCAATCTTCACAGACCGCCTCACCGGTTGTTTGACTGAAAATCCCCCACGGTTTTTCCAGGGCGCAGACCAGACACTTCAATGGCTCACCGATTTCAGGAGATGCTTTCGGCTGAGATGCTTCATCGCGCTGGCGCTCCAGTTCCTCGATGCGTTTGCGTGCGCAATAAAGGCACCACTCTGGCTTGACCTGTTTCCCGTCGTTGGGATTTATTCCGCAAATATGTTCGCTCACTTCCCAAGCCTCCTCGTTTTGTTGTGGCAATGAAAACAGAGCCAGATAACCCTTTCACGCTGGCTGTAATCTTCGTGGTGAGCCTCAGGCCTGCACTTCCTACCGCAATCCTCGCACTTCCCCGGCCTCTTCAGAACCCCTCGTTTTGTGGCTCTATAAACGAATTGGTGAGCATATCTTTTCGACGGGTTCAGCTTCCTCCAGCGCCTGCGCGATTTGGTTTTACTTATACGATTACGCACCGGGTCTTCCTTCTTCCAGCGGCTCGTTGCTTGTTCCGCACGACCTGGATGGCGCAGCTTATATCGCTGTTGCTCAAGCCGATGCTTTCGCTTTTGTTCGTCTGTCATATGGCGAGACACCGGCTGTTAGCCCTCCTTCAACCCATACTTCTCGCGGAAGGCGGCGCGGATGGCCAGCCCTAAAATTCGGATGAGTTCCGCGACTAGGATGGGATTCTGACAGTGTGGAATTTTGTCCAAAATAATCTGCGGGTCTTCTACTTTTCCGAGCACAGAGCACGCCAGCTCCATCGCCTCCCGCCTCACAAGCTTCTTGGAGGCGCAGGCGGAGCATTCCGCGTGGGGCGAGTCTTGCCCACCCACATTAGGGCCAACATCTTCGGCAACTTCAAATACACAAGCTCTCGGGTGCCCACATTCCATCGGTTCGCACATCCCCTGCTCAGCATCCTCTATCAGTTGTTTTTTTATCTTGACATGCGATGCAAGCTGAACCGTTGATTTGAAACAGAAAGTGCCCGGGATTTCCACATGGGCTTGGAGCAAGAACCTTCTCTATAACCAATTCGGTGAAAGCGCCGCTTTCAGTGAAGATGGCCCTCAGCTCGGCCTCGGCTGCGGCTTCGCGGAGGGCCAGTGCGATTGTATCTCGAAGCGGGGCGTTGCTGTCGGAATCCCTGTACGTTGCCAGAACGGCTTCGGCCTTCTCGTCAGCCCAATCGCTCATCTCCCAGCCTCCTCCAGCCGCTTCTCGGCGGTGTCGAGTTCGCGGAGCACACTTTGGAAATAGACTTGCGGCAGGAGCATCTGCCCCAACAAGCCCAAGGCGTGCAGGCGGATGTCGAGCGCGTGCTTGCGGAGCAACCTTCTAGCTTCCTCGCGTGTCATCTTACTCTTCACTGGAATCCTCCTCCCATTGCCTCCTCAAACCTGCGATTCGCTTCTTGGTAATTCTCGACTTTTGCTCGGAGCAATATGTCGTTCGCGGTCGGAAGTCCCTGTGCCCAGCAACACGCTGCCACGACCAATACTTCCTTGGCATACTCACGTTCTCGCGCTAGTTGCTCGATGATTTTCTTGGGTTTGCGCCTCATCGTTTCCTCCTCCGCCGCTTCACCTCGTAGCCCGCCTAGCAAGCAAATTCAAGGTAGGCGACAAGCCCAAGGGCGGCACAGAACAGAATGAATCCCAAGACAGCAATCCAATTCTGCCAAGTTGGGGCCTTGAAACAATCCATGGCCTTGCTCCTTAACCACGGGATAGAATCTCCATTGCTCGCACAACCGCTTCTTGCTGCGTGAACTGCGGAGGTTGGTTCTCCGGGCTGCTCATAGCGACCGCCAATATCCGAAGTTCTTCCCAATCGTTTTTAGTCATATACAAACCTCCTTCAAGTTCGCCGCTCCCACTTCCTCGCGTGTCGGTTTGCGCTTCATTGCTTCCTCCGCTGCGCCAACCTAGAGACAACAAACCGTTCACACAGACCGAAGCCGAAGACAATTCCCACGGCAAAGGCCGCCCACATCAAGTACGAGACTTCTTCTACCATCGTTGCCTCCTTCCTCGCTTCCGCCGGAACCCCAACGCAGCACGCACCTGTTCAATGCTCAGGCCGTAGTATTGGCACAGAACCTTGATGCTCTCACCAGCAGCGCGCCTCGACTTCAGTTCCGCCACACGAATCCACGTGCCACGAATGCAGTAGCAACAGAAGCCATATTCTCGATTGCGTGTAATCAGACTCAAGGGCTTCCTCCTCGCCGGGCCTTCTCAATCCGCCGCCCCTGCCTCATTTCACCGTCCGATTCAACGCCTCAATAGCGTCGAGCCAACGTTTGGATGGCTCAAACTTCTCTCCCGTATCCAGCCTCCTCAAGTCCTCGGCGAACTCGTCCGGGAATCTGAAATAGACCGTGCAATAGGTACAATCAAAGTCGTCGTCCTCGTCGCGGAGATAGCAAGGGTGCTGGGAGAGTTGTTCCAGCGCGTCTTGATAGGCTTCGCGGTTTCCGCCGCCGTTTCTGGTGTAAACGGCAATCTCCCCATCGCTGATGAAGCAATCGCGGAATCTTCCCACATCGTTCCTTGTCAGGCCCAGCGTGGCTAGAATCGCATCAGACGCGGGGTTTTGGCCGAAGACCATATTGTAGAGTCCCAAGGTTGCACCTCCATGCTGATTTGTCGCCGCTCCTTCGCCATCGCCCACCAGCGGCGTCACGCGCGCGGTTGTGTTACCGAGCCTGGTAGGGAGGCCGGTGTACCTGTCATCTCATCACCCGCTTCGTGAGCGGTTGCGCCTTACCGATTCAGCGGAAACCCGCCCATGTCAGCGATATACTCGGCGCGCAATATTCTTCGCAGGCGACTTGCCAAGCTTCGTTTGTATCTTCCGCCAGCCAACTCCGAGCACCAACACTGAAAGACCCACATAAGCGCGCACTCTATATGGTCATACGGAGTGCTCCTCTGAATTATCTTTTTCACAACCCACATCATCCAGTCACCGTTGTTCGACTTTGACCAGAACTCTTCAAAGGTCTGTCCCAACGTGGCGCTCAGTCCTTCCGGGCAAGCGTAGTTTTTCTCACACCATTCGTTGAAAGCTGTCTTCTGTTTCTTCTTCGCCATGCTTCCTCCAAGCCGGTTGTTCTTTAAGTTTGCCGACCGCCCTGTTGCCTCCAACCTTATGGGCGACCCGTCAGCCACGTCCGCTGGCTTCCCTCTGGGGTTTTAGACTCGAAGGTTCCGAGGGCCAAATGGCCGTCAGCCATCGAAGAGAAGGCCGCCCACAACTTATTCTCCGTCCAGAATGGCCGATATGACCTCGGCCAGAAAGCAAGGCCAAAACCACAAGACCGATTCTGACTCGCGGCTCTTGTGGAATGCCCACCAGTAGAGCCTGTCCGATATTCTTTGACGGCGCATGGGAATATCACCCCACAAACTTGGTGCCGCACCAGTTGTCATCACCGTAGAGCGACATCAAGCCCTTTCGGACCTCCTACGGCTACTCCGTGGTGCGGCATAAACTTTTCGGGCCGTGGCCCTAGCCATCAGCACACTGGAAAGCAGCCGGGAACCGTAGCGTAACCTATGGCAACCCCATCAGAGGGTATTTTTGACGCTGTTACCACAGCCCAGTGTTTCGGTTCGCTGGTCACTACAATGGCCAATCCAGCGCCGCACGGCCCGAACTTGTGTGCGCTTATCTTGCCCATACCGAACGCGCTGCGCACAAACCTATTCATCCTCGCGTCCCTCCGCCTCAGCCTGCCTGTCTCTTTCATAGGCAGAAATTACCGCCCGTTCTTCCCAATCCTCGCGGCACTCATAGCACATATCGCCATGAGTCCATTCATCGCGGCCAAGAATTCTGCGGCAATAACGACAGCGGAAGTTGTCGTGGTCTTGGTCAAAGGAAGAAACACACATGACTTTAACCCCCAGTTACACCATCGGATGCCATGCCATAACAGACGGTTGCCTCAATACTCGACAATCTCCAGCTCAAATTCGTTGAGGCCAGCTGTTAGTGTCTTGAATTCTTCAAATCCCTTGGCTGACGCCACGATTCCGTCTTTACCTTTAACTGGCTCAAATTGCTCGCCAACCAGAATGCAGCCACGGGTGTCGTCGTTAATGTTTCCCTTGTGAAATAAAATGGCCGAGCGGCCCGTAACGCCAGTAACCTCAAAAGTGTCTCCAAATTTCGGGCTGTTGACGCGCTTGCAGAGATAGGTTCCCGCTGGAATACAGCTTCCTGGAACATCTCCAACGCTTGGCTTATTAAACATCCACGGACGCTCAAGCGTCACGGCAAACGGTACGCCATCATTACGCAGAAAGACGCCGAAAGTGGCATTGTGCTTGAGAGAGACCCTGATAATCTTAAGCCTCATCGTCTAGTCCTTGTGATACTTCCAGATTAAAAACGCCCACGCCGCAATCTTCAGCGCATCTTCTTTGTCCCGCTTGCGGGCATAGCGGATGGCTTTGTAAATAATCTCCCCTAGCGCGTGGGCATGGGGAGACTTTTCGTCAATGTGTTCTTCGACAAACTCATAGGCTGAATTTCGTCCGTTCGGGCCGTCTTCAGAATAGCCCTTGGAAGCCGATTTGGGAGCAAGTAGAGCATAGACTTCTTCAACAAATTCCTCGAATCTCCGCTCAGGCATTGTCTTCTCCCTCCTTGTTCAGCCAGTCTTTGAGTTCGTCTATGGACACAAAGCAGGGAATTTCATACTCCTGAGCGACCCCATATTCCCGCTTAGCGCCTTCGGAATTTGTCCATCCCTCAACCATTAGTACGGCATCACAGCGTTTCAGGATTTCAATGTCGCCTTCCAACCACGTGTCGTCAGGCAAAACGTCCTGGAAGTGTGCCGTGTTCAGATGCGGACAAAAAGCCATTGCACCAAGCGTCCAAACTTCAAGCGCCGCTTCTTCTGCCCGGCGGATATTCTGCTCAATCAGCCAATGGTTCGCTGCCCTGAATGGCCCGGCAATGTAAACTACTCGCTTCATTTTATGAGCCTGTCCCAGAATCCGAATTGGTCAAGAATCGCTGCAAACAGAAACCCGGCAACGACCATCATCAATCCTTCCCATGTGCTCATTGTGGCTCCTGAGTGGGAGAATATACCCTGACCCGCCTTCGTCCTGAATCGGTTTTAATTTCTCTCCACCCCGCCACAAGCACCCCGCTGGCAACCATTCCGTCCAGCCTTCCTCGCGCTGTATTAAATCCGATTCCGTAGCGAGTGGCGTATTCTTCAACGGTAAATCCGGGGTCGTTTTCCCCAGAACAAAACTTGTCCAACTTGGCATGGAGCCGGTCAATTTGTTCCCAGTTAAATTGAGGCTTGGGCTTTGGCTGTGCCATACTTTAACCTCGCCATCTTGAATGGTGGCAACGGGTAAAGAAGTTTGAAATCATCCGACTTGAAAACAATCGGGTCGTTTCCAGACTTCTTGGCTTCTGTGTTGATTTCAACAATATAGCTTCCTATGGACGGCATCATGCGATAAGCGCTTCTGTGACGCATAAATCGGGTCGGAAGCTGCCAGCAGGGTCCGATAAAGCCGTGTTTAGATTCGTGTTCAATATGGACAAAGTGGTGAAGGTGTGCACGATGAATCGAGTCGGCCCTGGGAACCTTGCCATCTTTTCCGGCAAACGCCGACCACTGAGCCTCGCGGTCAATGGGAGTTGTGCGATAGAACCCCGTCGCCCCGCCAACGTGATGGGCAAAATTCAGGACTACGTTTTCAATGTTAAGGTCAAGAACTTCACGGCTGTAGCGGCCCGTTCCGGCACCGTAGTACTGAATTGCTCCACACCGCTCGGCGATGTCGTCCAATGCTTCACAGGCGTCTCCGTCATGGTATTCAGTGCCGGCAATAAAATACCATGCCGCTTCTGGTCTTGCTTCTTTAATCAGAGAAAGACATTCGACGGCAAGCGCCTTCTGGTCCTTAATAAGGGGCAGACAAAGCTCTGTGGCCTTTTGTCTGGGCTGCTTGCCGTCGATGGCATCTCCCATGTGAACGACGAAATCGAAGCCAATCTCTTTTGTGGCTCCAACCATATGCTGCCAGCACTTCCATAGATGCTCCTGTCCAGGATTTAGACCCAGCTCGCTATCGTCAGACAGCTTAAGCCCCGGCTTGGCCAGGCCATAGATAGAGCCGCAGTGTGTATCCCCGACAACCAGCCCGCGGATTCTGCTCATTCTCCGTCTCCCGGCAACTCAAGCTCAGACATGTCAATTTGTTGCTCGATGGCCCACAGCGTCAGCGCCAGCCCCGTTCTGTCGCGGTTACAGTGAACCATTTCTCCTTCAATGCCCAAGCGCTCGGCAAAGTGTCTGTCAGCTTCTTCTGTCAGCGCTTGGTTCAAACCTCGCAAGTTCTCATTCTCGCGCTGTAATCTGCCAGCAAAAACAGAAACCGCCAGCAGAAGAAAGAACATCGTCATGCAGACAATTTGAAACGCTCTGTCTTTCATGGAAGCCTCCTTATTGAGACTTGGCTTTCTTCTTCGAGAAGATGCTGTCAACTTCTGACGTTGATTCTGTCAGGCCGGGCTTGATAGTGCCAGCAAATTCTATCCCCACAAGTTCCGCAATGGGAGCGAAGGGGTCTCGCTCGACACCCTTCCAGTCTTGCAAACGGAACATCTGTCCGATAGACACTTTGATTTGAGTCAGCAGCTTCTTGTAAGTGTCCTGGGCCGCTTCTTCAATGTTTTCTTCATCGGCGCCGTTGGCCTTCGCCCGCTCAACAGCAGCAAGATAGAGTCTCTTTTCTGCCGCCTTGCGCTCTTCTTCTGTGGCCGAGTCGGGATTGTTGAAGGCCAGCGAAATAGTTCCGTCGTCCAGCCATTCATCTTTAAGCTGGATAGCCAGAAACGCTGTGCCCTCAATACCGTTGGTTGAGGCGACAAGAAACGAGTGGCGGTTAAGCGCCTTATCCTTGGTCGGTCTTGCGCCAATGTAGTGGACGACTTGAAGGCCTGCTTCTGTCCCGCTGCCGTAAGTTCCTTCCGGCAACGCCTTCTTTTCTCCGCTGAATCCTGCGTTGATTGAATCATACTTTGACATGCTTTTTTCTCCTTGAATTTGGCTTGCTTTCGATTAGACCAGATAAGAACTCGACCAACACTGAAAGGTTACTGTCTTTAATTAAAATCTCTACATCCTTCGAGTATTCACCCGTCGGGTTGTTTCGCCCTGTGCGTGCAAATGCGACGCCTGCGGTTGCGCTAAAAACCCACAGGTCTGGGGAATCGGGCTGCGCATCGATGGTTGCTCCGCACGGAAGTTTAACCGTCTTCACTTTGATGCCTGCATGCCCTGTCGGAATTTTGTGAATTCCTCAGACAGCCTGTAAATAAATGTAAGCAGACCTCCCAATGACATCTCCTCAATTAAAATACTTAAATTACTGGAATAATCACCATCGTGCCCCGTCGCTGCAAACGGATTGCCGCCGTTCACGACAACCCTTGCAATGGGTATATCGCGGGTTCCTTTGTAAATTTCTACCAGCTTAACCGTCGTGCCACACGCCAAGTCCACAGAACACCCATACCGGCTTTTCATTGGGATTTGCTCGCTGGCCCGACCGCAGGCTGGACAGTACAACGGTTTTGGATTCTGCAACATTTTACTCCTTCATCGGCTTGAATTCGCTTTCAACAACTTCAACTTGCGGAACTTCTGCCCCGGCAATGTCATCATCTCCAGGCATTTCGCTGGCCCCGACGCCCGTGGCAAAGCTGATGGCCTTTTCCTGGGCGCGGACTTGAAGCATGTGCTCAGGCTTCTCCTGCCAGACCGGAGAACGCGGCATATACCACTCGCTCAGCCATGCGGTATATTCTGTCGGCTTGTCCCATCCGTGAACCGGCAACTGGCAGGTGTATCCGATGTCTTGCGCAATCCCGGCAGGCTTCTGCTTGGCTGACGGCCAGTCCCTTATCTGGCGCTTGAACTGGCAGGGGCCGAATTTATATCCTTTGTCGTGGGCCAGCTTGCGCTTGCCTTCCAGTGTGATGTTGACCGTGTTTGTGTCTGCGTTAAACCAGACTTCGTTGCCGAAGGGTGAAAGCCCCAGTTCATAGCAGCGCAAGGCAAAGATAAGTGCCTGAACGGGCTTTAGAAAGACCATCTCGCCGCCCCTGCCGCGTCGTGGAATCTTTGCCAGCACGGTAGCAATTACCGGCGGCTTCAAGTCTTTCCAGTCCAGCTTGTCCATTGACTCCATCCACGCAGGCAGGGCTGAATCATCCTGGCGCTGAATGGCGGTGGTTTCTTCTTTGACTTTGGACAAGGCTTCGACTAAAGCGGGATTAGCGGGCTTGGTCATTCGGCTGCTCCCATCAATTTAAGATGTTCTTCTCTCGGCTTGAAGTGTTCCAGATTGCGCGGACTATCTCCGCCGTTGCACAGATGTTTTAGATAGTCACACGCTCCGAATTTGCCCATACAGGCTGACGACGACATCGGCCAGGGACGCGCTGCAAGATAGTATTGGTAATAGTGCTGGATTTCCCTGACTATCCACTTCAACTGCTGCTTGAATCTGGCTCGATAGGCCATAATCTCGGTCAACTCAATGGGAACAATTCTCGGCTCGCTGCCCCGATACGGCTTGACACAAACCTCAACAACAATCTTGCGGGGCATGAACGCCCAGTCGTAAAGCCCCAACTGAAAACTCCTGAGAAACTCTTGCTGGGCATCTTCCCTCCAGCTTGCTCCGATGGCACTTCGGGTTTTGATGTCATAAAGGATGGCAAGGATGTCTAGCCTGTCTATTTTTCCTCCTATTTTAATGCCATCGTAGTCTCGCTCCCACTCAAGCTCAACGGCTTCTTGTCTGTCTATTTCTGAGGCGTCGTGGCTTTCATAGTAAGCCCCTAACAGGTCGGGCAGATACCGCTGCATCTCGCTCCACTTTTCACGCTCTTTCAGGTTCAATTCCGTAATGTCCAGACTGGCGGCATAGTTGACGGCAGCCGAAAACGCCTCTTCATAGCTAGCGCCCCTCCAGAAATGCTCGGCTCCAAGATGCACGGCCTTGCCAAATTCAAGATGGATTAAGGGCTTCTTGGGGACAATGTTCTCGATATATCTCCGACGGAATTTCTCGCGGCAGGTCAAGAAGCAGTCAATCATTGTAGCGTCAAGTTTAAGCATCTAGAAACTCGATGTCGTCTTTGGTTGCTATTGTCGTCCGAAGCGGCTAACCGTTCCATCTTCATGGAGATGGGCAAGGCTGCATTTCCATGCTGCATAAAGCTCGGGAGTGGTAATGGCCCCGTGGACAAGAATTAGTTCGTGTTCGGAAAACAGGCCATTTTGGAATCTGATTCGAGGATAGGCAGACACATCGTCTTTGAAGATTTGCCGCATCGCCTGAATCAGTGGTCGGGTTTCGTCAAAAGCGTCAGCCACATTCCACCCCCCATTTCTAGCGCGGACGCATCCAGATACCCAAGGACCGTGGACTCCGCCCCGATTTCCCACCCC